AAATATGTGGTCTGATATGAAAAAAGACTTTGATATAGAAGATGAACCTTGTAAATACTTTATGAAATATACAAAAGACATTGAATATAAAATATACTATGAACAAAAGAAAAAAATGATAAGCGATTTAGTTAATAAATCATACTGGTTAAAACAATTATCAGGAGGTATGTATGAATATTGTGTTGGCGGTTGTGGTAAAAAATATGATGAAAATAATACTATCCGTTATTCACGAAAAGCAATAAATTTATGTTTTGATTGTTTCATAAATAAACACGATGAATTATCAAAAAAATATAACATTAAGAACATTTTAAAGGGCAAATGTTTAATTTCTTTATAAAATGGGCGTTTTAAATGAGAAAAGGTGTAAATAGTTTAGAAATAACCATATTTAGGTATTTTAGGTGTATTAAACTGTATATTAAAAATTGATTTAAAAAATAATCCATTAAGTTATATATATAACTAAAAATGGGTAAATACAATTGCGAAAAGTGCGGAAAGGAGTTTACCCAAAAATCTCACTACACAACCCATATGAATAAAAAAAACCCATGTGTGGTTGAAAGTAAAATAAAGGAAATGATAGACAATGCCGTTAAAGAAAAATTAATTGAAATTAAAAAAACTTTACCGAGCGACATAATTAACAATATTGAAATTGTTTATGATAATAAACTCGTTAGGGATGTCCCTACTAAAAAAATACATGTCCCCAAACCGATTTTAAAATGGGTTGGGGGAAAAACCCAAATAATGGATAAACTTATTGCGGATTTTCCAGTTGAAATAAACAATTATCGGGAAGCATTCTTGGGNGGAGGTAGTGTTTTATTAACGTTATTATCTTATGTAAAAAGTGGGNTTATAAAGATTCACGGTAATATATATGCGTATGATTTGAATGAACCGTTAATTCATATCTACAAAAACATTCAAACGCGCCATAACGAATTATATGATACACTGCAAACTATTATTACGGATTTTAACGAATGTGGAAATGGAGAAATAAATAGAGCGCCCACAAATATAGCAGACGCAAAAATCGCAAAAGAAAATTACTATTATTGGATAAGAAGTGAATATAACAAATTATGCTTAGCCGATAAAAAAGATATGTTAGGTTCTGCTATGTTTATATTCTTAAATAAAACATGTTTTAGAGGCGTATTTAGGGTTGGTCCAAAGGGATTTAATGTTCCATACGGACACTATAACAACCCAGAAATTATAAATAAAGAACATTTAGAAGAAATACACAATTTAATACAAAATGTAGTATTTGAATGCAGTGATTTTAATGCATCACTAACAATTGTAGAACCGAATGATTTTGTATATCTTGACCCTCCATATGCTCCCGAAACAGATACCTCATTTGTGGGATATACTGAAAATGGGTTCAACATAGAAAACCATATTAATTTATTTAAACTAATACACATATTAAGTGATACAAACAAAAAAATGATGTTGAGTAATGCTGATGTGAGTTTAGTGCGTGAAAACTTTGCAAATGAAAAATACAACATCGTATCGTTACTATGTAAACGGTCGATTAATTCTAAAAATCCAGACGCAAAGGCAAAAGAAGTTATCATAAAGAATTATTGACTAAATTTTTGAAATTACCGGCAATACTAAATCACTGAACTTTACATATTCAATATTCCAAGACCTCGCCACATCTAATACCTGTTGCGTTTTTTTTGTAACGTTTTCCCCAAAATATATGGTCTTACCATTTGTAAGTTCATCTTCCTGACTTGCTACGCAAACAATCTTTAATGGTTTCCCGTATAATTCTGGTATATTTTGATATTTGATAAATGTTCCAAACACTTTTTCGCCAGCCGTTCCATCAACCCACCAATTTGAAGTTTTTACTTCATATATATCGTTGTCTGTTTCCCAATCTGGTTCAAACCCACCTTTACGTTCTGGTTTTCTCGGGTTTTCTCCACGCAATAGTAGCACGTCACGCACTAGACGCTCGCCTAATAGAGTTGTCCATTGTCCGTTATTTTGTTGTCCTATCATTTCATTACCCCATTTTTTCTCTTCATTTTGTAAGATTTCTTTCTGGGATTTCTTTGTTACACCCTCCTTTTTTACAACACCTTCGGGTTTGGTTAAAGCCCACTCTACGCGCTCNTTTAAAGTTGCGCTCGCACCAGTTCCNTTATTNATAATTACCAATTGCGTGTTTTCNTCTGTTGCGTTCAATTCACTCATCTTTGTATAATAATGAAATACTTATGTGTTTAAGTATTTCATTTCATTTTTTTATAATCAATTTTATATTTTCCCCAAATTCTGGATTGTTTTCAGCGCAGAATCGGGGGTCACTGAAATCGTATCAATATTCTCCTCAATCAAAAACTTGCAAAATTCGATGCTGTCGGAGGGCTGTTGCCCACAAAATCCGACCTTTACGCCATGCTCTTTATATGTTTTAATGGCCATGCGAATCATACGTCGGTAGCTAACATTTTGATCATTCGATAAATAGGCGATTTTTTCACTGTCTCGGTCGACACCAATAGTCAATTGTAGCAAATCATTGCCGCCAATTGAAACGCCATCAATCATGGGACTGAATAAATCTGCTTCGATAACGTTGGATGGGATTTCACACATTAAGAATATGCGAAGCTCATTTTCACCGCGAATCAAGCCATGAGACGCCATGGTATCAATGACTAATTTACATTCGGCAGGTGTTCTGCAAAATGGAATCATAACAACCACATTCGTCATTTTCATCACATCGCGTGCATATTTAATTGCTTCACATTCCAAGGCAAATGCATGCTTGTAATCTTCCGAATAATAACGAGACGCTCCGCGCCATCCAATCATTGGATTCTCTTCGTTCGGTTCGTATAATTCACCGCCAATTAGATTGCGATATTCGTTTGATTTGAAATCGGACAGGCGCACGATTACGTCGTTGGGGTAAAAAGAGGATGCGATTTTGGCGATTCCCTTTGCTAGACGTTTGATAAAATACCATTTTCCGTTATCATAATTACCAATCACATTATATACCTGTTGGCGAATATCTTCGCGAATATACGGATAATTATATAAGGCCATGGGGTGTATTTTAATATAATTGCTCACAATAAATTCCAAGCGAGCCAATCCGACACCGCTATTTGGTATCAATGAGTTCTCAAAGCTACACTCGGGGTTTCCTACATTCAACATCATTTTCACGGGAAGTTTCATATCGCTGGACACGGCTAATTTATCTACGTGAAATGGAAGGAGACCGTCGTATACGAAACCGGTTTCACCTTCAGCGCAAGAGATGGTGACTGCCTCGACGCCCTTTAATACACTAGTTGCATTACCCACACCAACAACTGCATTTAGATTCAATTCACGTGCGACAATCGCCGCATGACATGTTCGCCCCCCTTTGTTTGTGATGATTCCAGACGAGATTTTCATTATCGGTTCCCAATCGGGTGTGGTCATATCCGTAACGAGAATATCGCCTTTTTCAAATTCGGCGCTATCGTGTATATCCTTGAGAATTCGAATGCGTCCCTTACTAATCTTATCACCCACCGCAACACCGGAGGTCAGTATTTTACTCTTATGCTCCAATACATAATTGTGGATTTCCAGGGAATCTCCATCGTTACTATGAATTGTTTCCGGACGAGTCTGAATAATATAAATATTGTGATCGTTACCGTCAATCGCCCATTCCACATCTACACCTAACTTCTTCTTCAGTAGTTTACAATAGGTGGATTCAAGCTGCAATATATATCTTCCAAGAGCAATCATCTGATTATTCGTCATGCTGTAATTCAGGCGTTCGTATTCAGTGGTTTCCACTTCCTTCACTCCTCCACATTCAGAGTCGTAAACAATCTTGGTATTTTTATCACCCTTCTTCTTGATAATTATGGGGTCGCCCTCAATATCGCGAAGAACACGTTTGTCCAATATAAACTCGTCGGGTTTTACACCACCAGATACTACAAGTTCGCCTAGACCAAACGCCGAATTAATGACGATGGCTTTATCGTAACCCGTCTCAGGGTCAAGTGAAAATGCGACACCCGCGGATCCAATATCAGAACGAATCATTTTTTGGACAGCCACAGATATTTTAACGTCACATAGCTGAATATTGTGAGTCTTGCGGTAAGATACAGCGCGACTATTAAAAAGAGACGCGAAACATTTTTTCACAGATTTGATTAAATCGTTTTTACCGACTACATTCAGATAAGTATCGTGCTGACCTGCAAACGATGCGTTGGGCAAATCCTCTGCAAGTGCGCTCGAACGAACGGCAACCTCAATATTTTCACGACTATATAATTTACACATATCTTGATATCCTTTGGAAATAGCGTCAACCTGGGCGGGTGTTAATTCCGCCGCAGATATAATATTACGCAAATCCCTTGTCTTGGCCTCAAGTTCTTTGATATCATGTGTATTGATTGTATCCAACATTTGCTCGATTTGAGAACCCAAACCGTTATGTTGAACGAATTCGTCATACATCTCTGTCGTAATAGCAAAACCGTCGCCAATTGAAAATCCAATACGTCTAGATATAGCATGAAGCTCTCCTAAAGAACTACATTTTCCTCCTACGAGATGTTTGTTTTCGTAGGAGCAATCCTTGAACCAAATTATTTGGTTGGACATTGAATTATATTGTATAATTACAATATAATTTATGCGCAATATTTATATATATACAAATGCCGAAACAATGCATCATTTGCAAAGGGTCTGGATTCGTGAAATACGAGACGAAACTGTGCGAGACATGTAACGGTGGAAAATGCATGTATTGTAATTCAAGCGGATATGAAAAAATGCCGTGGGATTTGTGCGAAACATGTTATGGTGATGGTGAGATTGAGAGTCCACGTAAAATAAAGAAATGAGAACATGTTAAATGTGTCTGCATAAATAATCTGTCCAACATTCTTGGTTTTTAGTAACTAATGGTTGAAGTGCAACCACCTTTTTACTCGCAAATGTTTCCATACCCGGGGTAGTTCGAACGTATTTCCCATACGCCATTTTCTTACTAGTTCCAATATAATTCGAGTCATGTTTTGCGATATTCTGCTTCTGCTGCACTTGCGGTATTGTATTACATACTATTTCGCAACGACCGGTGCATGCCGGGCCAGAAATACATTTGGCGTTTTTTTTAATTCCGGTCGAATACGCAACCTTCTTGGTCTCCCCGAATTGGGCAATTGGAACGCCGTCCGTACACCCGGCCGAGCAAGTGTTGCATTTATTTCCGGTATAATTATTGCATTTGCGATACTCCAATCGGTCGTTCGCATAATGGTGTTTCGCACGTCCCACATATGTGTTGTGAAATATCGGTATTGTCCTGGTAGCGGTTGATGTAGATACATCTTGATTCACGTTGTATAGATTCCACATATTTGGTGTAATATATGTGATATCTTCGCCAATAACACGGTTGTTACAATTGCATCCAGTTGCTCCCGTCATATTTGTCTATAATCTTATCAGATATTAAAAAACTATAAAATTGATTCGCGCGACGATTATCAATGTATATCATCTAAACTTTCGTTTTTGAACGATGTCTACTCAAGATGCTCTCGCAAAACAATACCAGCGCAAAACCGATAAACAGCACATATTGGATAATCCGGATACATATATCGGGTCAATCGAAAATGTGGATGCTGAATTATGGGTATTTGACGACGAGTCGAACCGATTTATGTTGCGCCATATGGAGTATATTCCCGGCCTATACAAGCTATTCGACGAAGGCATTGTGAATTGCCGAGACCATGTAATGCGCATGATTCAATCTCCCGTTCTAGACAAACAATTTGTTTCCTACATCAATACTCATATTGAGAACGATGGAACAATTACGCTGTCGAATGACGGCAACGGTATTGATGTCGCAAAGCATCCCGAATATGACCTATGGATTCCGGAAATGATTTTCGGTCATTTGCGAACGTCGACCAATTACGATAAAACGGAGAAGAAGATTGTCGGCGGGAAAAACGGTTTTGGTTTCAAATTGGTTTTGATTTGGTCAACATACGGGCGCATTGAAACCGTTGATCATGTTCGCGGATTGAAATACGTTCAGGAATTTCGCGATAATCTGGATGTGATTCAACCGCCGGTCATTACCAAGGTTCCTCGCTCTACAAAACCGTATACGAAAGTCACATTTAAACCAGATTATACGCGATTAGGTGTTCCCGGGCTTACACAAGATATGATAGCCCTCCTAAAAAAACGCGTATATGATATCGCAGCGGTTACAGATCATTCGATTAAGAAGATCAAGGTGGGCTATAATGACGTATTGGCTCCCGTGAAAAACTTCCAGCAGTATGTTGACCTCTATGTCGGAAGCAAGGGCGACGTAAAGCGCGTGTATGAATCAACTGACGAACGATGGGAATACGCAGTCGCTCTCGCACCAAATCATGAGTTTGCGCAGGTATCTTTCGTGAATGGTATTTGCACATTTAAAGGTGGTAAACACGTGGATTACATCATGGGTCAGCTGACCCGCAAGCTGTGTGATTATATCGAGAAGAAAAAGAAGGTGAAAGTTTCGCCAACTTCCATCAAAGAACAGCTGATGTTGTTCTTGCGATGCGATGTGGAAAACCCATCATTTGATAGTCAAACGAAGGATTATATGAATACGCCCGTTGCGAAATTCGGGTCTGCGTGCACCGTTTCCGACAGTTTTGTGGAAAAGGTCGCTAAAATGGGTGTGATGGATCTGGCCTGTTCTCTTACCGAGGCCAAGGAAAGCAAAATGGCGAAGAAGACAGACGGTTCTAAAACGCGTAATGTGCGTGGGATTGCGAATTTCATCGATGCGAATCAGAGTGGGACGGTTCAGTCCAAAGATTGCATTCTGATTTTGTGCGAGGGATTGTCGGCGTTGTCCGGTATCGTATCTGGTTTATCGAGCGAAGACCGAAATACGATAGGCATTTATCCATTGAAAGGCAAGCTTCTAAATGTTCGCGGTGAACAGGTGAAGAAAATTGCCGACAACAAAGAGATTACGGACATCAAGAAGATTCTCGGATTAGAAACCGGTTGTGAATACAAGACCATTGATGATGTGCACAAGCATTTACGTTATGGTAAAATCATGGTAATGACCGACCAGGATTTAGACGGTTCGCATATCAAAGGCTTGTGCATCAATCTCTTTCACAGCGAGTGGTCGACCCTGGTTCAAATTCCCGGGTTCATCTCCTTTATGAACACCCCCATTCTCCGTGCGAAAAAGGGTGTGCAGACGAAGTTATTCTATAACGACGGCGAATATGCGATTTGGAAGGAGAGTTTGGGAGATGCGGGTGTGCTCGGTTGGACAATCAAATATTTCAAGGGGTTAGGGACGTCTACTTCCGCCGAATTCAAAGAGTATTTCGCAAACAAAAAAATCGTTGATTTTGTCCATACGGGCGCTGTAAGCGATGATACGATAGACAAGGTTTTCAACAAGAAGCGCCCCGATGATCGTAAGACTTGGTTGGAGAATTACGACAAGACGGCTTACCTCGACACGAGTAGTTCGAGTGTAAATTACGAACAGTTTATTGACCGCGAAATGATTCATTTCAGCACATATGATTGCGCACGTTCCATCCCGAATATGGTCGATGGTCTCAAGATTTCCTTACGCAAGATTTTGTTCTCTGCGTTCAAGAGAAGGCTCACGTCGGAAATCAAGGTAGCTCAGTTTTCCGGATACGTATCCGAACATAGTTCATATCATCACGGCGAAGCTTCCCTGAATGGTGCGATTGTGAACATGGCGCAAAATTATGTTGGGTCAAATAACATAAATCTGCTCGAACCAAATGGACAGTTTGGAACTCGTCTTCATGGTGGCGACGACAGTGCATCGGAGAGATATATCTTCACTATGTTAAACTCATTGACTCGTTCTCTATTTCCAGAGGCGGATGACGCAGTATTGTCCTATTTGAACGACGACGGCACAGTGGTTGAGCCCGAGTATTATGTTCCCATTATCCCATTTGCTCTTATCAACGGCATATCGGGTATTGGAACGGGGTTCTCGTGCAGTATCCCCGCGTTCTCTCCTCTACAGATTATTGATTATCTTCAGTATAAGCTCCGTGGCCACGACGCCAGCACGGCTGGTGAATTTGTCCCTTACTATGAAGGGTTTAGAGGTTCGGTAACTTTATTGAGCGAAAATAAATACCTGTTGCGCGGTCTGTATGAAAAATTGTCGGACGATAAGATTCGCATCACCGAATTGCCGGTTGGTACATGGACGATGCCGTATACCACTTTTCTGGAAGGATTGATGGATGGCGCTGTGGACAAGACGGGGAAAAAATTACCCCCATTGATTCGCGATTTCACATCGATATGCACAGAGGTTTCGGTGGATATAACAGTGGTCTTCCCCAAAGGTAGGTTGGAGGAATTGGAGTCTAGTTCCGACCCAATTACAGGTGTAAATGGTGTTGAAAAACTGCTCAAGTTATCGACTACCGTATCCACTACGAATATGCATATGTTCAATCGCGATTGCAAATTGCATAAATATGGAACAGTCGAGGAAATTATTGAAGAGTTTTACGATGTTCGTATAGCGATGTATAGTAAACGCAAAGCATATTTGATTGATGCTCTCCAGCAAAAATTGGTCAAACTCACGAACCGCGCAAAGTATATCCTTGCGAACCTAGACGGCACTGTCGATTTGCGCAAGAAGAAGACGCAAGAGGTGACCGATCTATTGACGTCCAAGGGGTTTGTGACTATTGACGGCGATTTCAAATATCTCGTCAAGATGCCCATGGACTCTGTGACGGAGGAAAATGTGGAACGTATATTGAAGGAAAAAGGGGATGCTGAAATTGAACTTGATGCATTGGGCAAAACTACATTAGAAATGATGTGGCTTTCCGAACTAGACATATTACGCGGTGAATATAACAGCTATAAACAAAAGCGCGAACGCATTCAGTCTGGCTCTGCAACCGTTGCGAAAAAGACGATGGTTAAAAAGGTGAAAAAGAGTGTGTAGTCACCCCAACAACAGTTCTGTATATAATGTTTTTATTGCAAAATGGGAATGTTTGCGACATACGCCGATGAACATTGAATGTTTAAGGGCGTAAAATTGAAGTGCTTTTCTGGTATACTATCATTGTAACACACACACAGTAAGATAATTGATAATGACTTCACGCCAGGCAAGAATTACGTTCAACGAGGTGGTTCGTTGTGCGAGGATAGTGGAATGCACAATCCAAACAATGGGAACAGAAAAACTAAAATCGAGGACAATTGTCTTCAAACCAAGAGGTGAGATACTCTCCAATCTTTCGGGCACTGCAAAAATCTCTGTATTTAGTATGGAGTGCACCGTAGAAACGATAGCCAAACCCGAACCAAAAATCACGACAGTCAATGGATGGTTTGTTGATGTGGATACGCGCATTTACTTTGAGGACTCGGTAAAGAGGGACGTTATTCGCACAACCCCTGTGGTGACCATAGAAGGAAATGTGGTGACCACGCGATCCGGTTCGAAGTATGCATTGGGAAAGATGGATATTCTCATCGCAAAACGTTTGGCTAGCATCACAATTTCGGAGTCCGCGCCACTGGAAGAGGACACCCTACCTTTCCTAGTCAACGCCGCATATGACGTTTACCCAAATTTCACCGACTTATATGGACGCTAGATATACAGAAACAAAAAACATACAAAATATGAATAAAAAAGGATGCACTGTCCATCTTTTTTATAGGTGCGTCATATATTTTGTGATGGTTATGGTCTAAATATAGAGTATATGTTCGCATTTTTATACAACTTGTTATTTCCAAAAGCAAGGGTCGCAGATAATTCTGAAAATGAGCATGACTGTGAGCTAGATGAAATCAAGCACAAACGGATTACGTGTTTGCCGTTTGTATGGAAACACAAGACGGCGTCGATACGTAATCCAAATGCCGAGACGTATTCTATTTTACACAAGAATTGAAAGAATTTGAGTAAAATTCATCAAGATATTATTGACCGAAAATGCGTGTGATTATGCTACATTAATGCGCGCGCTTTCGCGGAAAGTAGCGGAATAAGTAAACTCACTATGATAGCGAATATAATCCATACTATATAATTGATATCCCACATCGCAGGATACCACATTTGGACAGTTTGGAAAGGGTAAATCATTACATGCATCGCGCCCATCGGACTAAAATATTCGTTATTTCGATACCATATATTTCCCATTCCTGGGCTGTATTGAATATAGAGGAGGAAACAAATGGTTGCTACAAAAATAAATAAGAACATTTAAATGTATACATTGTAATTTTATTTAATTATAAGATGTGGATTGAATATAGTGAATTTTGATTTTTATATGAACGGTATATATATCGATGGTCACGCGAAACAAAAATAATGCGTTGCGGAAACGTAATGTATCTCGGAAACGTAATGTATATCGGAAACGTAATGTATCTCGGAAAAGACTTATAAAAATGTTATTTGGTGGTGATATATCAGCCACTTTGAATGGCCCCATAACTTTTATGCATCAAGATAACCCTATAGCATCCGGCACGACTAAATTAGTGTATTCAATCACAAAGACAATGCTCAAAGATATGCTGCTAATTAAGGTGTCGACTTCCAATTACTACGAATATAAAGCGATATATTTAGAATATCTGATGTTAGAACAGATCTACAAACAAAATAAACAATCTGCAATTCGGGTTAGCAATTGGAGTGAATACAAGAACGACAAGAATAAGATTACCGAGATTCGATATTTAGCTGAAGAATGTAAGCTAAATCGCGAAGTTCGTGAAACCGACATTTTACATCATTTTCTATTTGTTCACAATCAAATGGATATGTCGGATACAATACTACACCAGAACCGTGCGAGAGAGTATTTTAATGCCGTTATGAATGTTGCTATTTTAAAAATCCCGGCTGGAATCGAATATACACGGTATCCAATTTCAAAAATGGTTTCGGCTGAAGGGGAGAACGGTTCAATTAAATTCAGCTCATCAGAGGAGTCCTTTCTTATAAAGGACACCACAGTTCTAAATATCGACTGCAAACCTAATAATTTTTGTTATATTATAGATAGCGGTAAATTACAAGCTAGGATACTGGATTTAGGGTGTAATCAATTGATTATTATCAAGGGATTCGAAGACGCGGGCGACTTAGAAAAATCTAGGTCCTCGGTGAATAAATACAACACCGAGTTTGTTAATGAAGAAATCGCAAAATGTTATGTATTTTTATTGAATTGTCTTTATGTGCATAAATATGGATCCGGCATTAATTGGGACTCTCTCCTACAAATATTAGTAAAAATCTCTCCTGACTACGTCAAGCAAGACCTTTTTACAAAAATGCTTCAAAATAACCTGTTGAAACTTATGTTAGTATATTATTATAGACCGAGACCCGCCCCCACGGATGATGAAGAAGAAAATGCAAAGCAGAAACATATTTTTGAAGAAGATATCGTTAATATAGAGACTAATCTGAAAGTATATCTTTCCCCGTCTATATTCGACCCCCAAATTTTGCCGGTAGTAGGTGATGAATCCGGTAAGTTACTAGAAGTCGGAGAGACACGACGGGATTTAATTAGAGAACGTAGAAAACGTAGTGAACGACAGACTATGACTGTATCGCCAATAAAGAAGGAAGTTATCTAAAATTGATTTGTAAATTGTTGCTGCATAAACCAATAAATCTCGACATATACTAAATAATGGTCTGGTCATACAGTGAAGACCGAATGCTGTCTGTTTTAGAAGAGTCGCTGTGTCCAAACCGGACAATCAAATATTACTGTTGCTGTTTTATGCGACGTCCGTCAATGTAAATATTGTTGTAAATTATCTCTCTAAATAATGTAGTATATACTTTTTTATATGTCGATTGAAACTATGTCCGACAACGATGCGCGTCACCAAATTGAACAAACGTTGAATGTGCGCGATGTTGAAAAAAATGAGTTTGGCGAAGTCTTTACGTCTGCCGAGTTAATAGACGAATTGTTCGACAATTTGCCGCCGTCTTCTTGGACAAATCCTGAATTGAAATGGTTAGATCCATGTGCAGGTAGAGGAAATTTCTTCATTATTGCTTACTCTCGTTTAATGAAGGGTCTCAGTAAAAAGTTTACCGACAAGGCCGTCAGAAGTAAACACATTATAAGGAATATGTTCTATATGATTGAATTGAATCCAGAGAGTGTCCAAGAATTGCGCAAAGTGTTTGGAAAAGACGCAAATATATCAGAATGTAATTTCTTGGACAATGTTGAAAAATGGAAGACGGATTTAGGACAAACACAGTTTGATTTTATTGTAGGTAACCCACCGTTTCAATCATCAAAGCATGATAAATACGCAGGGAGCGTTGGAAACCGGACATTATGGGATAAATTCTTGGCTATGATATTCGGCAATAGTCTACTGAATGCAAAAGGGTTTGTCGCATTCATCAACCCGTCGAATTGGAGAAGACCTGAACATGACTTATATCAATTGATTACACGAGACAATACATTATTATACTTGCACATCTATGGAAAAAAGGATGGATTAGACAAATTGGGTGCTCAAACACGATTCGATTCATACATTGTCCAAGAAGGTTCACCTGATAAAACACATAAAACGCAAATTATAGACGAAAAGGGGCATTCACACTCGTTGAACCTGCATTCTTGGCCATTCCTACCAAACTATGCCTATTCCAAGATTAAACCATTGTTGGTTTCCAAAGAAAAGGGTATATCGGTGATTTTCAGCGCGGGAGATTACGATGCGCGCAAATTATCCAAGACGCGAACAAAAAATCATCGAATTCCGGTGGTTCATAACATAACGAGAAAAGGTCTTGGAATACGTTTTGCAAAAGACAAGCGGGAAACACAGGTAGGAGTCTCCAAAGTCCTTTTGAATTTTAACGAACGGCAATATCCCTACAATGATTATAGAGGTGAATATGGTATGTCTCAACTCACCTTTGGAATACCGATAAAATCTAAGGCGGAGGGAGAAAAGCTGGTTCGCGCAATCGAGTCACCCGCGTTTGTTGAGATTATTCAAGCGACGAAATGGGGCGCATTTCAAACGGACTATAGAATGTTTAAATACTTCAAACCCACCTTTTACACAAACGATGCCTTTCGTAAAACAAAACGACAGAATTGATTTGTTGGAGCTTACGCTACGTATTGTCGAATGAATTAAAATTGAAATTATTATACTATTTACTTGTAATAGTATAATATTAAGAACCGTAATGAATCGACCAGACGAAGCCGTATACTACACAAAAGAGAACGTATCTCTCATGGAATATAAACTACACAAATATGTCTATGATCTGCATATAGTGAATATACCCAAGATCAAAAGTTACAATAAAGAAACAAAACAAATGAAAACGGTAAGAGTCGGAACCATGAGTGTATCGGATTATTATGGAGAATCTGCCGAAAATATTAGTGACGAGCTATTTTCTAAAATACGAAACATGGTTCAAATCTTGTATAACCACGACGTATTGTATGTTGATATCACCGGATACAATTTCATAGAAAACGATAACAAATTATGGATAATCGATTTTGGAAACGCCACATATAATTATCCAAGAAAACCCGACGATTTCGTAGAAAAGTTTTTAGCTGGCTATAATGGTTGGAATCAAGAATATATGTAAACTCCTTCAGCTATCGTCGCCACTCATTCCCGCCAATAATTTAATAATAAGGTTTCAATTCCAATTGTTTATACACGCGGTCGGGTTGCTGAGGAAGTTCCAATGGAACGACCAACGTGCTCTGGTCTTCTAAATATTTGAGATAGCCAATGGCTTCGGAATACAACACGGGGACCAATTGCTCGAGCAACAATTTATTCAATCTAGAAACTTGTTCGGTTATGTTGGTGGGTTCAAATGTTGAATAACTGATAAAGATGTCGCGCATGAATGTTTTCAATACATCGATGCTTTGTGGCGGAATGACCAATGCACGAGTTCCTGAACGATTATATACGCCCGCGCGCAACCCATTTTGCAAAATCTGAACATTTCCCTGAGAAAAGAAGACGTTCGATAGGAGTGTATTTTCCCAGACTCCGACCAACGGATCGCGATATTCGGTCGCCTTATTTTTGATAGCAATTTTTTCAAACATGTGAAACCGTGCATTTACATTTTCAGGTTCCTCTAAATTCACGCGCCCGTTATAATATGTATCACCCGAAATGATCTTATTTTGCCGTGCGATATAAGAATCGGGAGTAAATTTCGAGTTCTGAGCCATAGTGCTTTATATATTCTTGTTTAGAGAATATTTGTGCGGGTTTGGCTATTATTTAGGTGGGCGACAATTTATTCATTTTTTGTCGCGCGAAATGTATCAATGTAGTTTATAATGGAAACATTTCACATAATCGTCTTGTCCGTGGCTACAGTAGCATTAATATTGATTTTGATATTCGTGGGCGTTTTGCTCAGCAAGGGAGATACAAATGCCGCCTTTCCGCCGAGTTACGGAATGTGTCCCGATTACTGGGAAATCGACGCAAGTTCAAATAAATGTTTGATACCAAACATTAAGACCACAAAGTTGAATATAGGAAATATGTATGATGAGGTCGAAATTCTAAAGGATGCTATTACATATACACCTGGATATGGATATGATATTTCCAACAACGTCATTACACAATACATTGATTTTAGCGATCCCAAGTGGAAAGGACAATGCGATAAAAAAAAATGGGCAAACGAAAATGGAATTGTATGGGACGGAATATCAAATTATAATAGCTGTTAACTCGGGACATAACCTAATTCTTGTCTGCACATCGGACACGAATTATTGCAACCTTTTACGCACGATGTGCATAATACATGACGGCAAGGTGTTATAAATATCTTGTCGTTTGTTATTGGGTCGTAACAGACTGGACAATCGTCTACTCTACGTCCAAGATCCTTGTAACATTCACGCAACTGGCCTCGATATAATTCAGAAATCTCCGAATATTTACCAAGAATGGTAGCAGAGCATTCGCGCACACTGTCCACCGCTTGATTACGCTCACGCCGGAGACGTGCATTTGTCTGGTGCAATGGTTCTATATACATGCTCATTACGCGATGAAATTCCGAAAGGCGTTGAGTTAACTGTGATACTTGGTTTTCGAGTTGATGATTGCGTTGTTCGATGGTAATCTCATCTTCGGGAAACGGCATATCGGTTTTGAAATATTTTACGATAAGTTTCAGAACAATCTTCTCTGCGCTTATCTCGGTATCGTGAATACGCAAATAAGAATTATTCGTTTCGTGAGGTCGATACGTGTCTCGGAATCGATCGCAGATTGGTTGCGCGTCAGGTAGAGTCTGTGCCCTCTCAATCTCAAGCCATGTTAGCGTGCGCTGCTCAACATTATAATCAGGTTCCGTATCTGTCCATTTTGATGGGATGGTAATTTCATATCGTGCGACACTATACCCCTGGACATCGAGTTTCACAATTTCATGATAGAATGGATACCAATCAAAGAAGGTTTTAAGTGTGCGTTCGCAGCGCTGCGCACGTGTTTTAGGCATTTTGCAAGAGTGAAATACACAACGGCTTGAGGCCAAATTCAATTTTATCGATGTATACCGGCGAAGATTACCATGCGCACATAAAATATTCATTGATAGTCGTTTATCATACAATTGCGTGCACTTTCCGAGAGACAATTTGTAGACTATTTTGCAAATCGGGGTGGTCGATGTGTATAGTTTTGCCCGTATTCGAAACGCCGATTATTCGTTTCACTATGCGGATGTTACGAGACGTAAATATTATTTCATTACCAATATACAGATGCACATTTGAAGGAGTTAGCCGGATGGTATTCATTTCACCAATGTATGTATTCAAATCTAATGTAGAGAAATGATTCAATTTTAGTCTGGGTTTTCTAATCGTGTATAACATACATCTTCCGCAAATGTATGTTATGCAAATGATCTTTTTGATATATGAAAATAGCATTTCAGCTATTCTACCACAAATTTCAACACCTTGGGCGGGGCGCCAAACAGAATGTCCATGCGATAATCCGATATTTCACGAGAAATCATTTTGGTGACCGGTGGGTCTTCGGAAATGGTTTCTACAAAAACACTCTCATATTTCATCAAGCGCATATTTTGAATCGCAGGAGTGAGGTCTTTCATATACATCTCAACGGCAGCAATCATTATTTCACGATTACCGCTTTTCTTATACTCATCGAATAACTTGGATATATCTTCGCGGATACGGTAAATATCGGCCACCTTTTTGCGAATGTGTTCAGCTCGTTCGGTATCATTATATATTTTATTGTATTCGTTCAACATTTTGGTCTGCATTTCACTCGTCTGATTATAGTTTTTCAAGTTTTCCTTGAATTTTTTTGCAGAAGTGTCTTCGCGTATATATTTGAACAACGTATCCATTTTTTGCACAATAATTTGTTGCTTTCCGTCTTGGATATCGCGTCGATACAGTTCCAGCATCTGATCAAATCGTATATACTGGCCCGTGTATATATCTATATCCAATTTACAGGGTTTTAATGAGTCGCCACATTTTGCGCGATAATGATTATCAGTGTGTGTGAATGTAGTGCCTACATTGCGGCCACAGCTCACACACGACGGCTTGACGGCTCTAGCTCGTCGCGAGCCCTCTTTAATAGAGGATCCCTTTTCAAATGCAGAGCGCTTTAATTTCAATGATTTGGTTTCATATGAATGTTTCATACGGAGATATTCATTCAAACTTTCGCGATAATCAAAAATGAGATTATTATGTTTCTTACTATTTTGGGTAGGTTGTGAACGGTCAATTTCTACAAACGGATTATTTTCCATTTCCAAGTTGACTAAAGCCGGGGGGACGTGTTCCAAAACAAGAATGGGATTATTTGAACAAATCAGTGTATTTAATGCGGGTGTTCCTGCTAAATCCAATCGACGAAGTTGATTGTTCGCACACTCCAGTATTTTTAACGACTCGGGCAAATTTGTAATTTCAGTAAGCTCGTTATTTGAAATGATCAAGGTTTGTAGTTTAGGAACCACGGCTGCATCAAATTTGGTGATATGATTATCGCTCAAATTCAATGTTTCCAACGTGGCCGGCAGTTTATCAACTCGAACCACTAATTGATTCGTCATTGATAATTCAACAATTCCTTCCGGTATATTAAATAGGTTCGTGACTTCACCTTCTCGTTCGAAGAGAATCTTCTTTACTTTTCGGAACCCACGGTCTTTCAGAACGGAAAAGTCTAAATCTCCATGAAAAGCCACATCAAATCGTAAATCTTCTGCATGGGCGGCATCTAGCCCATCCAAGAATCCATCCAATGTTCTCTGTGCCGTATCCATTTCTGCTAATACTTGATTACGAACAACGTCTATTTTATTCATTTTATAGAGAGATCGGTATAAAATAAATCAATATTATAAATTTCCTATCGGTGACGTCATTAAATTCTTTTGTTCGGCTTGATAATACCTGATTTTAGATAGAATATATTGTTGATCGTTATATAGTTTTTGTTGGCGTTCGTATGCGGTAGGCTTTCCTTTGTAACAATAATAGAGAAATGCTCCACATACTAGACAGAATAATAAAACGACGCCCGTATTCAGTGCAAATGAATACAATTGCACCCGATTTAGATGGCTCGTTTTCAAAGAATTTTGTAAATAATAAATAACGTTGTCTTCAATTAATTTGGGATGCTCCATTTAATATACACACACCAAAAAAATGCGCCGTAATACCACACATCGGTCTATGTTATGCCGCAAATGCGATATTACAATATCTGGCGTCTATGTATATAGAACATGTCCACAACCGATATTGATAAGGAAACAAAATCGTCCGGGCCACTCACGTTTATTGTGGCGGGGATTTTGTTTATAATTCCGTTGGGCCTATGGTTTAGTTATGTTTATTCTCCCGACGGTTCCATATTGACTTATATCATGTTGTTTTTAGGGGCAGTTTTACTAGGATTCCTCGCAAACATGTTTTTTTATAAGATGGTTACATCAAATAGTTCAAAAAAAATAGAAAGGTCGCAAATGTATACGATTATGGGAACCACTGCATCTTCATTTATGATATTATTTCTTACGATGTTTGCACTGGGCGTAAACCCTAAATTGATAACTATATTTGAAAATACAATTGGTATCTGGTTCGTTACAAAGGTCATGGGAAATCAAGGATTTTTCAACACGGTTTTCAAAAGCGATATATTTGATGAACTAAGTGAGCATAACGACGAGAATATTTTTGATTATACATTTATATTATCTCGACTAAATGATAAAAACATTGGACAATTTGTTGAATATTACAAAAAGACGATTGATGAAATAAAAGGAACCACAAACGGGGTGGATTTGCCGTTTGATTTCAAATCAAATTTCAAAGATGAGGGTCAGTTGATAAAATTAAGTCAAATGGTAGAAACAAAGCGGACAGTGGGGTATTTTACATGGTATTATTTAACATCTGCGATATCCCTTATGGTAAGTATTATAGCAATGACCATGAAAGTATAAGTAATGAATGATACTTTAGTATCGCAAGTACATCAAAACGGCTAAATAAGATAAAATGGCTAATACAATAGAGACGCCCCATATGGGTAAAACGGTTTTGTTTCGATAACCAACGCCAAATTGGCGAAAGTCGCCGTCCTTACCATACGCGAATCCGGGCTTCATATAATGAAATGTTGCGAACAATACTAAAAATAGAGCAATCGCATAGTTCGTTTTATAATGGCGAACAAACTCTTTTGAAAACATAGATATTATTGTTTACTATAGTATCTATTCACAAAATGATGGGCTACTCTTCGGCAAAATCATTGTCCCCGTCTTCTTCATAATAGACTCCATCTGCATCGGTGCCCCTGAAATCTCGAATATCATTTGCCTCGTCGTCATAAAACTGGTCGACTTCTTGTGCATCTTGTTGTTCTATTTCCGCAACATCCATTTGGATAGGTATATCATCTTCCTCCTCTAGATCGCTTCGGTTTGAAAGTTGATTGAACAATTCATTTCGTTCTTCCACGTATCGGCCTTTATCATAATCGACCAACCCTTTTCGCAGACCTACATTCCATCTGCCCAATTTCAAAGCCTTTTTCGTATCCTCGACTTGTCGTTCATCGAAATCCATATCTTTCAAAAAGTCGGTAATAAGCTTCTTCTCCTTCATGCGCGAACGAGTTACCCGTTTTTCAATATCACGATATCCCAAATCAATAGCCTTTTTATTGCTCTTATCCATATCTATGAATGCGGCGAGTAATTCCCCTACGCGCGTTTTGAGTAGTTTCTTGTCGCCAGATACAATCTGCACTTCAGCCAGATCATTTGCGAATTCAAGTGATTCATCGTCTATCATATTCTCGGAAGACACGCCTAGTCGAAGAGCGTCACCTTGCTCGTGAATTCGCCCAATGCGCTTTTGTTTGCGATTGATAATATCCATTTGGATCAGTTCATCGCTGTCTGCCGCCTTTACATATTCATAAACGACCGAATACCATATATAAGAGTATATCATATACAATGTTCGCTTTGTAAACAACGAGTAGTAACTGCGTGCTTCAAACCCACCTTCTGCGTCGCGATGAATTGGCGTAAACGCCGGAATCAATGATAGAAACCGGCTCAAATCGTCCAACCGACGTAGCACAATTTCGAGTAGGCGATGCAAAGAAGGGTCGTTTTTAAATGGTACGAGTGGCTTATAATAATCATCGATAAAATGGTTGATGTCCATGTTATGCGGCATCGCAAACCCCCAATGTTTATGTGATTTATTACTGGGTTCGTGATTATTTAATATCATTTCAGGATACACTCTCGACATGGAAAACACTGACTCTCGCATGAATTGTGTGACGGAAAACATCGCAGTTTCATCCTTCTTCGAAATTCCAGGAACATACGTAGAATCCATATTCCACATGTGAATCGATGCGAGTTGTTCTTCCAATGCAGAACGTTTTGCAGGAGACATCTTTGTATTTTCGCCAATAAAATTTACAATGCGTTCCAGCAAATTTCCATTTGCATGTGTTAACCAATTATTCAATTTATAGGTTTCATCATTGTCGTCAGATACCATTGTTCTTGGATTGTATTTCGTCAACACGTTAGCAAGCATGGTTCGAAAATTGTAACACATAGCGATATCATCATCGTCACACAAATCAGCGTCCTTCTTGGAAGAAGAATCATATTTTGTCCCAAGATAATCGAGGAAGTCGATAAGAGCCGAAACGCGCGACCCCTTCAACTTGTGAGTATTTACATCGACTATATTGCGCGAATTCACAATGTCCATTAATTGCATAAGGTTTCCATTAGTAAATCGCTTGCCGTGACGTTTGAGGAACTCAATTTTATCCGAAAGAGATGCGTTTTGGTTATACTCTGGGAGTTTTTCCGGGAAAAGGCCGCGTATTGGCTCTGGTATCGGAATATTGTTATTCAAATTGCAATAGTGAATAAATGCGATATATACATTTTTCTCAAAGTGTTCTTGGGGCATTTCAATGGAATACGCTAGACCCGACCTTTTTGGATCATACAAAAATGGGGCTCGACCGCGGCGCCGTGTTACATCAATGATCGATTCCCACCCGCGAACCATTTTTACATGGAGAGTAATATCTTTATTCTCGTTTTCAAAATACTGCAGGGCAGAAGAAGAGGTTTTATCGTTGCAGCACGCATTCTCGGTGAAAAATACGTTGGATACAGTTTTCATCAACAACCCCTTATTTTTCACAATATGATTTATGTTTTCAATCACAGCCAATCCAAACAAGGCCGATTTTGTGGAATACATCGCAAGTTGAGTTCGCAACATTTTGTTTCCCGTTTTTTGCATATCAATCAATTCATTTTTGTAATCAGCCGGAATTCCACGCAGGGTTTTTACAACATGAAATTCAATCGGCGGAGGCATAAATTGGATCCATTTACGAATCGAATGCTCCGTTGGAATCACTTCTTCCGGATGGAGAATGAGATACTCGCGTTTTTTTACATATAATTCCATTATGTCGGTTCGAGTAATAATCGCTCCGCGGACAGTTTGTTCTAATTGGGATTTCAATACTTCCATCGGTATGGGCTTGATAGAATCCCATGGGGCGGTGCCTTTTGCCTTGATAGTATTTAAAATGCACGCCAAATATTGTAAACCGGTCGTGTCGCCCACAGCACCTTGCTCCTCTGGAAATCCCGAAAATGATTGGACACACCCTGGAAACGTCTTCTGTATTTTAAAAGATGGAACGGTTGTTTGTATGGCGACTAAAATCAAGGAGGTTACAATGAGAATAATACGCTTGTTTCTATAAATTTGATAGGGTGGAAGGCGTTTTTTCTTTTCACGCTCCAAGGCATCATTTTCAACCTTATACTGCGACTCGTTCTTGATGTAACTTTTCATTGTTTCGAGCGATGTTCTCAATACAAATTCTTCCACATTTTCCATAGAAAGTCCGACATGTGTTGAAACAGACCGAAAAATTTTATACACCATTTCCGAATCATCGCTTTCAAAGACGCGATCCTTTTTGTTTCGTCGGTTTTCAATCATCGCAACAATGGTATCTCCAGCATCCTTCTCCATAACCTCACTCGTAACAATTTTGAACCCATGTTCATCATACCCCTCTTCATCCACAAAATCGATTTTGCGCAATACTTCTCCGCTATACTTATCGACAATGCTGTCGCCGTCGTCACTTAGAACCCCCTGTATTCGGCAAAGCTCACTCTGTTTTTGAATATAATTATCTGTGGTAACAAACGCCTTGGCTAACTGATACAATGATGTGGGAAACAATTTGGTATTGGTATCTACACAATACAACCAATACGGATGTTCGGATAGTTCTGCGACCATCGCATCGCGGCAAAAAGTCTCTACAAATTCTAAAATATCATTTTGTTTTTTTACAAAATCCGATTGACTCAATATCCGCCCGCGCTGCTGTAAATGAGGAGAACGAATCGCATCATCGTCCTTCGCAAACTTTCCCATTTCAAATGCGAGATTATTCGCCCTGTAACGTTGTATGTGATTGTATCGGGCTAGATTTTTCATCTTTTGAACGGCGGATTTCACAAGACCGTTCAATTCTTCTTCGAGGGTTTCGAATGAAACTGCGAATCGCTCATCGAATTCATCTACGAGTTGTTTTCGCGAAATGCCGCGCATTCGTTTGTCGGCGTCATCCAGACTCTCGCAGACGTTTTTCTTGGAATTACGAAAACAAATTTTACTCATGTTGCAAAATAGTTCGTTATTGTTAATAAATGCCGTTTCGTCGACACCCTCTTCGTGGATCCATTGCTCGCCAACTCGTTTATAATACGCGGTTTTTTTGCGTATACTCGACTCCAACTCAATATCGGCCATGTCCGTTTTGCTTAGTGTAGATTCATCGACGCTCGTGGGTAACTGAGGCCGTATCTCAAGCATAGCATATTCACCTTCTTGGACGCGCTTTTTCCATTCGATCATATTAATGGCCATTTCATTCGCCATATTTGGTGGGCAATCGTGTTTTTGAACGAGAGCTTCTTCTAAGAATTCAATGAATTCTTCTTTGGAATATTTCTTTGCTTCTTCCTTGTATGATTTCATGATTTCATAGGGAGTATTATCTAGTTTGGGATCGCAATATATGTCGTCCTTATTATTATCTTTTTGTAATTCTTTCATAGAAGTATATTTTTTTACCATAACACGTCGCACACAATCGGTCGGTTTAATTTTTTCAATCTTAGACATGTCTTCCGATTCATCGGCTCTCATATTTTCGGGCTTCAATGCATCGGATAGATTCTTGGGTGTTATAAGAGAAATCATGGCCAATCGCAACATATCGTAAAACATTTGGGCATTGTCGGCAGCATATATTTTCGATAACCATTCGGATGAACTTGTCCAGTTCATATCCTTCTTATTTTCTGAATGAATTCGATATAATTCTGTAGCAATATCGAGAAGGTTGCGATTTTCCGACAAAATCGTTTCCAATCTTGGGGGAAGCGGCGTAGACCCCATATATTGAGCTTCGACCAATTTGCGCATATCATTACTATGTTCCGAAAGTTGTTCCTTGTATATCTTGGATTGGGTTTTTACAAAATAGCGCAAGGCATTATATTGGGTATAATTCAAATCGTCATTATACACCATGAATGGTTCCAATGAATCCGTAGCACGTTGCAGAGACAATAGACTGGGCAATTTGGTAGTGGGGTTTAACAAGGTCAACAAGCGAATAATTGTGGTAGTATTAGGTATCATGCTTTGCAAAAACTTGGATATGCGTTCGGGCGTTTGTTCCAAATTTTCTGAAAGCAGGAAATCCTGGACGGTTTTGTTGAATGCACCGTCGTTCATCGCATCTTCCCAGAAAGTTTTATCCATATCCTTATTAAATTTGTCCACCATCCTTGGTGTAACATCCGTGCGTTTTGTTAACAGTCGAAACAAATACAAATAGTTTTGAGAAAGATGCGACCTGTTTAAAATAGACGTCCCGGGTAAATCGACCTTGGAAAAATGTAACACCGGCTTGGGTAAAACTATAAGAGATTTCACGGTAATTTTGTCGGCGGATGTGATGGGCTCGCGTAGATAAACCTTTCTTCCAGTTGATGATATACCAGGTGCTAGATGCGATTCGCCGAGATTATATCGCTGAATCAAATATTGCCTGCGTAGATAGGCATCTTTATCCTTGCCGGCGATCAGAGCCGTGCTGTAAAAGTCCTCGAGATTGTTTACAATTGTTTCCAATGCGGCGGAAACGGGTTTGTCCGAAATTAAATAATTATCATTTACAGATGGCTCATCGAAAGGCGTCTGGGACGAATAAACGGATTCGTAATATTTATCATAAGCACTCTTGTCTCCTCCGCGCAGCCGATTATGCAAATAGTCGTCTAGTATAGTGTTATCACTTCTAATTATTTCACCGGAATCAAGTTGAATCGTATCATCTGAGCCAGGAAGCATATCGGACGAATATATCTTACGTTTTAATGCGACTACCGGCAATATCCATTTCAGTTTTGTATCTAACCGTTCAATATGTTTCGCCAACGGCTTGTGAAATTCGCCGAGGGAACGGACAGAATTTACATTTCCATTCGCATCAAACTTTGAAAATTGGTTGCGCAGTTCACGAAATCGTTCAATCAATAGATGAATGTTTGCATACGCCTGTTTAGTGCGCCGTTCGTCTGGAATATCAGATAACATTACGTCCAACATGTCGTTTACTTGTGTTTCAATACCATGGCGCATTTGTTTTTCAGTCAACTCAATCGCCTCTTTTAATTCTCCAAGGCGTTCTCCGTATTCAAATTCATTCGCATCGACATACAACTGATGTAAATCGTCGCGCACAGAGGAATCGGGTTGTGCATTGTCGGGAAGTTGAATTATGGCTTCGCCTACATCGCTATATTCGATTGACGACTCGGTATTCTCATACATTTTTGGGTCAAATACTTCACCATCTTCCACCTTATCTCGCACATCTAACAAGGATGCAATTTTCTCTAACCCATGTGGTTTCGTCCGTATGATGATCTGATCAATTGGGATTGAATCAGGCAAACCCTTGTATGCGAAGTCAATGTAAATAACATCTAAATCGGGATAGGTAGTGATCTCAATCATATCTTCTTCTAAATTGGTAATCTCGCCGGTAAGGCTTGCGGATACCGAGCCTCCAAAATGGACATCAACCCATGTTTTGGGCAAGAGGAGGTGTTGTCGCGCATATCCACGTTCGTTACTGCGACTAATTAACAACATCTGTTCGATGTTTTGATCCGTTAAACGTCCATCGCTGTCTAATTTAAGTGAATAAGGTAAGAAAGTCACTATATTTGTTAAATCAATTCGGGAGTCATCTATGTAAATAATAAACATGGATTGCAAGTGTAAATCTTTGTTGCGCGAAGCATGTATTTCAATAATATCACCTAGTTCTAAAACAACCGACTTCCGTTGTATCGATTCGGGTGCATCCTCTTTGTCCTTATTACTATTATATAATTCCGAAGTAGACATTATATATTAGCTACATAAATTTCACATAGAATGTCGGCATTATGATTCTAAGATATATGGTAAACCAGTTAAATATAGGGCGTGCATAATATAGTAAATGTCTCTCACCACATATACATGTATTCATAACACTGTTTCACCAAAAATAAAGAATCACATATATCTTACAAAAGCGAGCGTCGGCTATTGTGTATCAAACTACGACAAAGACTACATGTGTTTTGACGAAAATGAGGTAATTACACAATGTAGGTCTGTCGTATATTCGCACCCCGAAAAAACATTGCTGTCTTATTCACCCGGAAGTTCAATCACAAATAACCATTTTGTTCAAATTGTAGACGGTAAATGGTCAGATGTGCACGTAGACGAGTTTATCGACGGGACAATGGTGAATTTATTTTACGACTATCGACAAAATAAGTGGGAAATTGCGACAAAGGGCGCGGTAGGAGGAGAATATGGTATATTTTCAAAAGACGTTTCGACAAAAACAAGGTGTAAATCTGTATTAAGAATGTTTCTCGATGCGTTTCGAACCGACGGAGACTCCATCGCGGATATAGCTGCATTGCATTATTTTCCGAAGAGTTGCTCATATTCGTTTGTAATAAGGCATCCCGAAACCTCGATTGTTTATCCGATAGATCACACGGCCTTATATTTAATAGCAGTGTATCGGATCAATCGAAAGGAGTATCGAGCGACAGTTATTCCGCATGCGATTTTTCAAAGCTGGAAATTTTTGCACGATATGCCTGTATTATTTCCGTCTCGAATACGAGTATCCGAATTGAGCGATATCCACAAGAGATTGTCTCCCCTGAATGACTATACAAAAACAGTTACTGGATATGTGGCTACACATTTAGACACCGGCAAACGAAGCGTATTTTTACACCCAACCTATGTCGAATTGCGACGCATAATAAAGGCAGACCCGCATTTTGTATATAACTATTTATGTTTGATGCGAATTGACCGAGTGAAACAATATGTTCGAGTCTTTCCGCAATTCAGTCGAACATTCTATCAATTTAAAGATTATTGCGACGAATTTATGGAAAATCTGCACACGGCCTATTTAGTAAAATTTGTTTGGCGAAATGATACACAAATATCTAAGAAATACGACAAATATGTAGATGCGATACACCGCGAAATCTATCTACCATCTCTCTCGAAATCGAGAATAACAATAACGCGTAAAATAGTTCGCGATTACGTGATGTCGAAGCCGCCGGGTGAGATATTATATTCCTTATTTTACGATAAACGATATATTTTTGCGCCAAACACGCGAGAATAATTTATCATAATAGGGTGTGTAGTTTACATGCACATGCTCCTTTAGCTCAGAGGTAGAGCACTACCCTTAAAAGGTAACGGTCGTGAGTTCAATTCTTACAAGGGGCGTCGTTACAGCATTTTACATGAATGAATTCATATAAAATACAAATTTTATCAATAGTCGCAAATTATACCTTCGAATATAACTCGGACAACTTACTTAATACTTGGATGTATTTGATTGTGTGACCCTTATTCACATCATTCATGGAACGAATTGGCTCACGTATAGTATCAATCATTCTCATTACTTCTTGAACATTCGATATTTGAGTCAAGTCCGCACCGTAGTCCTTATTAATAAAATATTCCACATCTCCATTATTGATTGAGTCGCGATATGGTGTATACACATGAGTCAACCATACCTTTATCAGGATTGTGGGATTCGCACGTTTAATTGTTTCAAATGATTTGCGCCCTGTAGCAATATCTATATTATCTGGAAAAATAAGCAATATGTCGTCGAACAATGCGAAAAATTGAGTATTAAATGTCCGCAGTAGCGTAGATTTGTCCGCCATTTTAAATTAAGATAAGTTTATATTTTTATATATATTACACTAATATATATAATATACAACACAATGATCATTTCTGACCGATTAACCTATACAATCATTTTAGTCATAATTTTCATCCTATTGATAGTTGTAAATAAAGACGCGTTATTTCCGGTTTACGAAGGCAATGAACCCGACGATGAACCTGACGCAGCATATGAGCAGCTGTCTATAAATAATAATAAACAGCAATCCGTTGATATAAACGAGACGTCATTTAACGCCATGATTCAAGATATACAGAGCAAAATCGATACATGCAATAATGTTATCGCCGATATTAACAACAAAATACCAGCTAGTATAGACGATATACAAATTGGCGCCGTTAACCAAGTAGAAGATGAAAGTAAGGTATCTGTAAATATTACGTCTGGTACTAACCGGAAAGAGTCAGTTAGTCCGATTACCGGCGGACTTATATATACCGCGGTATGGGTGTTGAATTTTAATCTACCAACCGGTAAGCAAGGTCCTCCTGGTCTAAAGGGTCCTCCTGGAGAAGAAGGGGGTGCCGGATTAGCAGGTCCGCAAGGGGCTCCTGGATTGCAAGGGCCGTGGGCAAAATGAAAGAATTCTTAATAATATCGTCGTTTTATTGATTTATCGGGACCCCCCGAATTTGAAATTAATCTTTCATGTCTGTATGTGCTACATATTTAGAAATATTATTCAAACTGTATACTCTTTTATTCAAAGATGTTACTATGATAACATGCATATTGGATAAACTTTAATCATGGGAATATGTATATACCAATGTATACATATTCAATCGTTATATTTTGCATAATTGGAGTGATTATATTCATCACAAATCAATGTATTATAGAGGGATTAGAATCGGATAATATTCTGCCGCCCAATGCACAATTTACACAATCATTGAATAATGCATCCACTAACTTAGAATTTTATACCGCGAATGGTATTAACTATAAACTTTTAGATATGAAAATAGAATATATTGAAAGAGAGTATGCATATTTAGATTCGATATATAAGGGCTTAGCATTTGCAATTGGAGATGTATCCACTGTTGGGTCTAGCACCGATAAACCAACTATATACATAGGGGGTAATTATCCATCGCGCATCAAATTAAACTTTGAAATGCCTCCGCCAAAGCCAGGTATTCGAGGTGAAGAGGGAGTTCAAGGCATAACGGGCCCCGATGGTAAACGGGGCATCCAAGGGGTGGTCGGAATTAATGGCGGCAATAAAATGTGTTAAATTGTATAGTATATATATCTGATGTCTACCGATTTTACTAAATCAGCACCGCCGACCGAAATGCCGGCAAGTGAAGTGCAACGTATAAAAGATTTGAAATGTCCACCTCCTTTTCGGCCGTCTCAAGCAAATGCAAAAATAACTGCTTTAAATAATGCAATTAAGGCTCAAATGTCTGCAATTCAGATTCTAGAAAAACAAATAATAGATTTAGAAAAACGATACAAGATTACATTTACATGCGACAATGCTCCAACCTTTTTTTCAACAACTCAATCTGAGCCGGTTAGTTCAAACGTATCATTAACTGGGACGGTTACGAATGTAAATATAAGCATGCAATTAATTCCGGCGGAAGACGGGATTGATGGACTCCCTGGCGATCAAGGACCGCAAGGTCAATCTGGGAATTCTGTTTTACCAGGAATCGCCGGTTCGGTTGGATATTACGGTATGCGTGGCGATATAACAAAATAACTCCTATAATATATATAAATGTCTTGGGAAGGTAAACGGACTCATTCATATTCTGTTATTATAGATTATGCGATTGCGCAGAACGCCCGGTATGCCGAACTTGCGCCGGTCATCCAAGAGGCACAACAAACTCTAGCAACCCGACAAAATTATATGACGACTGAGTATTTCAATGCATCAATGGGTCGGCTGCAGTCTCTAATAACATCATTTCCTGCTTATATTGTAGGCGTGAATAGTTATAGATATTTTTCATGGACTTGGAGACGTGGACCCCGCATAGACTCCGGTTGGACGTATAGCGCAAATAACTCGTTCTATCAAGAGATGGATAGCTTGACCAACGAGATAAAAGCAGTGACTGCGGATATTAAAAGTATAACTGAAAATAATTGTGACAACCCATATACATTGATTGGTGTAGATGTTAATGCATGTGATATGAATGCTACAAGAGTTACCTTTCAAAACCGCGCTCTTGGTAATAAAGAGATTTCAAATTCCATTATAGGTAAATTAACAGAAAATGATCCGCGGTATCCTCAATATCCAACGGCCAAAACCGTCGACAATCAAATAAACACATTTTATAATTTTGATTGGGCGAATGACCGATTCCCATCGGACCCAGCATATAGCGAGTATAGTAATTATACAATAAATCAGATATACGGCGATATGGGCACCTGGGTAGCAGGAGCATACGATCAATGCGAAAATAAAGATACATTAATGAGCACGGATGATGAAGGCAAGCCAAAATGTTTACTAGATGAGTATGGATTAGCGTCTACTACATGCAAGAAGGCATTATCGCAGTCCATAAAATTCAAATATCCGGCAGGGACCGACGTCTTGACCGACGTATGGAAAACAGTAACCGATTCGTCACTTGGAAATACATTGTCTGCAAATCAAACCACTTATGCAAACGCGACAACTACATGCGATAAATGGGTTCAAATGTTCAATAAATGGGAACAATTAGAAGAACAGGCTGCAACCGAACCATGTGTAGACGAACGCCCAGTTCAGCCAGCCTATAACCCAGTCATCATTAACATGGCGGAGGATTGGAATCGGTCGGCAACGTTGTATATCGACTCTTTAATGAAACGTCTTGCTATTATACAAAAATATATTGAAACGTATCCCAACATATTACAATTAAATGAACAAGATGTTACGTTCGCCCCCTCATCGCTGGGTAGTTCAATGCAGTTGAAATACAAGGTGAATACGATTACACCTGGAGTTGCACCCGTCCAGTATTTAGAAATGTTGGTCCCGAATGGCGCGCCTGGGAAGCAAGGTCGCAAAGGAATCACCGGAATAAGCGGTAGTCGCGGCAGGCCAGGTTCAACTGGTCGAACTGGGCAAACCGGTGATCCAACTCTCCCGAGCGCATATACATAGACAATCATGTGTAATAGAGAAAAATAGTTTTGTGTGCTATCTATATACAAAACTATTAACGATGGTTTGGTCGAATATTATAATTATCACTATATTGTGTAGTTTATTCCTATTTGGATTCCATATATTGACTACTATCTCATACAAACCATCGGTTCGGCCTGTTATAGAAGGAAATACCGAAACTGCTGCAATTGTATTTCCGGCGGCAAATTTAGCAGACGCCACTCGAATTCAAAGTAGAATTGAATCACTTGATAAATTAATTCAACAACTGACCGAAATCCGAGATAAAATATATGCATCGACTCCAATACTTGCTATTACATCTGAATATAAGACTCCCGATTCGCCAGATTTTGCGTATCGACGGACGACCTCTAGCCAAGATTTTGATATATCCATATCGGGCGAGCCTTTGAACCAGACGTTGCATATAAAAGTCCCCGTCGGTGAGCAAGGCCCCGTCGGAGAACAAGGTTTAAAGGGGGTACAAGGTTCAATGGGCGTGGTGGGTCAAACCGGGGAGACTGGCCCGGAAGGGATTCGAAGTTGTTGAAGATGCATGGCTGTAAATCGCGGGATAAACGCTATCGTCGATTGCTTGAATTCTGTGTTTGAATCTCATCCATGCGTTTTTGCTGGAGTGAATCCACTGTAACTTCGCCGGTAACTTTATCGGGGTGATATGTGTCTGGTGGGGTGTTAATACTAATAATCTCTTCGTCTGCTGCTACATAATTATACATTTGCCTGCGCCCACTACTGCCCTTTGCACTTAATTCTTCCGGAGTTAAATTATACATTGTATATGGTTCAGACACAATGTTCATGCCCCCTGCGGATTGCATCAAACTAATTCCGACTGGGTCTAACGTCACGCGTTGATTTCGTTTTTTTGTCTCATTGCTCGCGGCCGACTGAAAATGTTGAATGATATCATCGCCTAAAATGACTCTGTAGCTCTGTTTTACTAAAAGTAGTGCCGGCACACTATGAACATTAGGTGGCATAATAACTCGCTGTCCTTTTTCCAACACAATATACAATTGATTGTTCGTGGGGTCGCGAACACGCTTATCTATGCATAAAAAATTGAGTTTGTCTGCTAAATTCCCCTTCACTAAAAATTGTAAGACGCGCTGCGAATGTTTACAGTGGTTGCTATAATACAACGTATCCATAATTTGTATTATATTTAGAGTTGTATGCATAAAAATATACGCAAGGAGTCGCGATTTAGCAAATTCCTATTATTTCACACACATCGTATAAAGTAGACGGTTCTGGAAATAAAACACGGCGTAAGTGGCTGCTGTCCACAAAATAGCAAATACATATTCAGTCCTCAATTTATTGCTCATTAAACCGTATAACCCACTCACGATAGTTATAGTCATAAATATAAAAGAAATCACCGCCAACCAGTAAAACCAGTCGCAATACTTGCGACTCAACGGACCAAACAGTGCTTGTGTTGTAGAAGGATCCATTATATAGTATTGTAATATTTTATTATTTGGTGTAAATTCTCCTATGATAGTATATAATTCGATGGAATTGATTTATAATTTATTGGCTAAATATTATGATGAAGAACAATGGAATATAATTGCATTGATATTGATCACCATGATTCAGAATATAATTCAAACAAACGCGGTCTCACATTTTAATGCTAAAATAATTGGTGCTATACAGAGTCGAGATTTTACCGATGGACTGTTCTATTTCAAATTATTCATAGCTGTATGGGTAGCATATATAGTATCCAAACGCATATACAAGTTATATCAAAACAAGCTGTTAACTAAATTGCGACAATGGATTCGGTTCAAATTGACTGAAATGGTCATGATATCAAACAACGAATCGCTTAGTAATGTGAATTTCACGACATTAACTTCCCCAATTTCGCGTGCAGCGACAACATGTTTCGGATTCGTGTCTGATATTATTACTTACATTATTCCAAACATTGTCTTTATCGTGGTGAACTTGTGTTTCCTATTTTATTATAACACCACAGTGGGTGTGATGTTTACTATCGGAAATTTGTTATGGATGCTAGTTATATATTATTATATCAATGACATACGCACATTGAGTCGTGAATACGAGACAAGTGTGGTTGAATCTGAAGCATATTTGACTGAGGTGTTTAATAATATGGATAAAGTCGTTGCTCGCGGACAAACCCACTATGAAAACAATGCATTTGACGGTCTAAAGAACGCTACAATCGGTAAAGCGTATTCCTTTTATTCGACCGTTTCAAACATTGTATTAATGACTGATATAATCATTCTATCAACTATGTTCGCATGTATTGGGTATAGCATGTATATGGTAAAACAGAAATCAATGACTGTGACTGCGTTCATAACATTGTTTACGCTGTTCATTTTATTCCGCGAAAAAGTTACTTCAATTGCTCTTCAGTTGTCGGACATGGTAGAAGTATATGGTCGTTCCGAGGCAATTTTACCATGGTTTGATGAATTTAGACATATTGTGGCTAGACCGGGTAATTACATTCATGAGGATTATGTTGACGTAGATCTACCCTTTAATAAGATCACTTTTCGTGATGTAAACTTCATGTATCCAGATACGACTGACCTTGTATTAACAAATAAATCCTTGGAAATAAATACAACCGGTAATCAGATCATTGGAATTACGGGACCTTCCGGTAAAGGTAAAAGTACCATTATGAAACTTGCGCTAAAATTATACCCTCTCTCTGGTGGAACTATCAGTATAGACGGAACTGATATTCACACAATATCACCTGAGTATATACGACATCATATTACGTATATCAATCAAAATTCTAGGTTGTTCGATAAGACAGTCGTTGAAAATATCATGTATGGTTGCAGCGATAATGATGTATGCAAGAAACATTACGATCATATCATGACTTATCCACGTATAGTGGAATTATTTAAAGAGATTGACTTGACCAATGATACCGTTGGATATTCAGGAGAACGAATCTCCGGCGGGCAACGACAAATTGTAAATATTATTAGTGGACTTGTGAATCCATCCAAGATATTGATATTGGATGAACCTACAAATGCGCTCGATAAAAATTTAAAGATGGAGTTGCTGACGATTATTAAATATTTTAAACAACATAAACAATGTATTCTGATAATCACGCATGATAGCGATGTTTATCCGTTATTTAATGAACAAATCAAAATGTAATATATATTTCGTAAAGGAATTGCGAAATATATATATAGACAATTTATAAGACGTTACTATATTGAGTATGGACAACGCGACAATATGGAACATAATCGACACATATTTTCAAGATAATCCGCAGGCTTTAGTGAGACATCACGTGGATTCATACAATGATTTTTTTAAAAATGGTATTTTTCGTATTTTTAAGGAAACGAAACCGATTACATTGTATTCTCGACTGGATCCGGTTACCAACGAGTATATGTCGCAGTGTAAACTGTATATGGGAGGGAAAGATGGTACCAAACTCTACTTCGGTAAACCCGTGATACATGACGAAAAAAATGTCCATTATATGCTACCGAATGAGGCGCGTATGAGAAATATGAACTATAGCATGACCATTCATTATGATGTTGAACTTGAATTCGTAGACAAGCTGATGCCTGGCGAGGTTCCTACCGTAATTGGTTCCGAACTACTCAATGAAAGTCGTGGTGGCGGAATTACTCTCGACGTGAATGGCGAGAGTTATAAAGAGATGGTTGGCGGTTCTATATCCGATGCGGTGAATCGCGATTTGATGTCTTCTGAACAGACCGGAGGCGTTGGGCAAATGGGTGGAGCTCCAAAAAAAACCGACACCAAGAAGAAGGATAAAGATAATTTTCGCCTTGAAATGACTACAAATGCCGCACAGAAGCTACGTGAAGCATCTGAAAACAGCACACTTGGTAATACACAGACGCGAATGCATACACTAGAGCGCATTTTTCTTGGAAAATTCCCGATCATGGTTCAATCAGATTTCTGCGTTCTGCATGGTCTACCTCGCGATATGCGTCACACAATGGGTGAATGTAAAAATGATATGGGCGGGTATTTTATTATTGACGGAAAGGAAAAAACGGTTGTCGCCCAAGAAAAGTTTGCGGATAATATGTTGTATGTCCGTAAAGTTGATGACGAAAAGTATTTGTATTCCGCCGAAATGCGGTCTGTTTCAGAAAACGTGTCGAAACCTGTCCGTTCCATGTCGGTGAAAATGTGCACTCCTTCGAGTAAATATACGAACAATCAAATTGTCGTGAAAATACCCAATGTTCGCGCGCCCGTCCCACTGTTCATTGTCTTCCGTGCATTGGGAATTGTATCAGATAAGGATATTATATCCTATTGCCTCTTGGACATGGATAAATATGAATCGATGATCGACCTTTTTATTCCATGTGTTCACGATGCATCCACTATAATGACCCAACAGAATGCTCTGAAATATATCGCATTGTTAACCAAGGGCAAAGGCATCACACACGCATTAGAAATTCTAACGGATTACTTTTTACCACATGTGGGTGAAACAAATTATATTACTAAGGCGTATACACTTGGAGACATGGTTTTTCGTTTATTATCCGTATATACCGGCTTAGAGCCTCCCACTGACCGAGACAACTTCAAATTTAAGCGCATCGAATTGGTGGGAACCCTTTTATACGACCTATTTCGCGAATATTTTAATATTCAACAGCGCCAAATCCATTTGGAGTTTGAAAAGAAGTTGTATTATAACCAAGAAATGTATGAAAATAATCTGTTTGGACTCATTACCAACAATTATACCGATGTGTTTCGCGAGCGAGCATTAGAGACGGGATTTAAAAAGGCTTTCAAAGGTAACTGGGGGTCGCAGGCACATACAAAGCGAATCGGCGTTGTCCAAGATATTAATCGATTATCCTTTAATTCTGCATTAAATCATTTACGTAAAACAAATCTCCCTTTAGAAAATGGATTAAAGTTGGTCGGACCACGCGTATTACATAATTCACAATGGGGGTTTGTAGACCCCATTGATACTCCAGATGGCGGGAGTATCGGACTTCATAAACATTTATCCATATCCACTTATATTTCGAGAGGCGTTTCCAGAGAACCGGTAATCGAATGGTTGCGTGAAAAATGGGGTATGAAATTGGTCGAAGAGTTTACACCTCTTGCCTTGGCGCAAACGACCAAAGTAATGGTAAATGGATTCTTGGTAGGTGCCGTGGATGAACCGGTGAATTGTATCAAAACCTATCGTTTGTATCGACGAAATGCATTGTTACCCATTTATTCGAGTGCGACGTTTGATATTCGGTTGAATACAATATTTGTGTATACCGACGCAGGGCGTATGTGCCGTCCAATATTTTACAAAGACGATGCGACGAACAAGATGTCTTACCAAAGCAAGAGTGCGTTGTCCAAGCTTCAGGAAAACAATTTCACATGGAATGAACTAATCACCGGATTTAACAAAAAACGAGAAGGTGTCCAGTTTGATGCATCTGAAATGCGGCTATACAAATTATACGAATTGTATGAAGGTGTTGAGAGTGAGACGAACCCCGCAAAATTAGAACGTTTTTTGAAGGATAAGGCCATCTTGGATTATATTGATAGTAGTGAGAGTGAACATACATTAATCGCATTAAATACGGATACATATGAGTCATCCGACACGGATGCGAATCCATATACTCACTGTGAAATTCATAATGCCCTTTTATTTGGTATGATGAGTAATATGATTATTTTTCCAGAAAACAACCCGGCAACGCGCAATTCCTTTTCTTGCGGTCAAAGCAAGCAGGCGTGTTCTGTATATCACACAAACTATCAATCTCGCATGGACAAAACTGCCGTTTTGTTGAATTATGCACAAACGCCACTTGTAAAATCTCGATTCTTGGACCATATTACAAAGGAGGAGAATGGATATGGTGAGAATGCGATTGTTGCGATCGCATGTTATACAGGATACAATGTTGAAGACGCGATTCTAATAAATGAAGGTGCTATCAAACGAGGATTGTTTCGCACGTCTTACTTCACTTGCTACGAAGCTCATGAAGAAATGTCCAAGGAAGGCGAGTCTGTAAGCGAGAAGAAATTCATGAATATTGTAGACAATACCTCCATTGTCGGAACCAAACCTGGATATGATTACAGCAAATTGGATAAGTATGGTATTATAAAGGAAGGAACCATCGTAGATGATAAAACGGCATTGATTGGACTGGTTTCCGTCGAAGCTGCACCTCAAGGAACAATTCTGAATGCAGAACCAAGATTCGTAGACGGTTCGAAAATGCCGAAAAAGGGTCAAATTGGAACCGTAGATCGCGTATTTATTACCGACGACGAAGACGGTAAACGCATCGCAAAAGTAAGACTATTGGAACAACGAATTCCTACCTTGGGAGACAAGATGGCGTCTCGTGCGGGTCAAAAAGGAACGATTGGTATGGTAGTTCCCGAACGTGATATGCCTTTTACAGCAGATGGTATACGCCCCGACATTATAATCAACCCCCACGCAATACCAACCCGTATGACTATTGGACAATTGGTAGAGTGCATAACCGGAAAGGCGTGCGCAATATATGGCGGCTTTGGTGATTGCACTGCATTCAACAACAAGGGTTCCAAGGTTGGTGTATTCGGTGAAATGCTTACAAAAGAGGGGTATCATTCAAATGGAAATGAATTGTTATATAACGGCATGACGGGCGAACAACTCGAAACGGAGATATTCATTGGTCCCACATATTATATGCGATTGAAACACATGGTCAAAGACAAGGTCAATTATAGAGCCCTTGGTCCTAGAACCGCGTTAACGAAACAGCCAGTGAGTGGTCGCGCGAATGACGGCGGTCTCCGTATAGGTGAAATGGAGCGCGATACGCTGATTTCACATGGTATGACCGATTTCTTGCGCGAATCAATGATGGAGCGCGGAGACAAGTCATATTTGGCTGTATGCAACAATACGGGCATGATATCTATATACAATCCATCAAAAGGCGTGTTTATGAGTCCCATGGCGGACGGTCCACTAAAATTCACCGGTTCGCTCGAAAACGACGAGCTTCGGTTGGAACATATTACCAAGTTTGGTCGCAAATTTAGCATCGTATGTATACCGTATTCGTTCAAGCTACTTGTCCAAGAACTCCAAACAATCAATGCACAAATCCGAATTATTACAGAGGATAATATCGACCAAATCGAAAGTATGTCCTTCTCGCAAAATATACAGACACTTGTGGACGACAAAGAGGCAACACCCAAGAGTTTGATACGGTCTATCCAAGAACGAATCTCTAAAAAACAAATTGAGCGAAATGATACACCCATGGATGGTTACACCCCCGACAAAAATACAACTCCCGATTATGCGAAATATTCACCAAATCAGATGCCCGTGGACGAGAATGGACGTATGATTGATACCGACTGGGGAGATTATAATCCAAATTCACCCGAAATTGCAAAAGATTCACCCGAATTCGCAAAAGATTCACCCGAAGCCGCTGGCGCGACTCGCAATCTACCGGATACTGACTGGGGGGACTATAATCCATATTCACCCTACGTATCACCAAATGCAGAGGACAAAGATAAACTGGAGGGAGGTGGAGATATAACATATAAACTCGGAGACCGAGTCTGTATGCGCAAATGCAAAGACAAGCACGTGCGCCGCCCATGGGAAATTACGCATATAGGAAATAACTTTATTACGGTGAGAGCTCTTGATAACGAAGAATTGTCCGAACTAGACCGAGTGAATGTTGTATCACGTCATGATATTTTCCCCGAATCACAGGCAAATATGTATATACCCGCCGCACAGCCAATGCGGCTCGATTCGGGTATCCCAATGTCGCAAAATATTCCCCCAAACACTTCTACACAGCCAATGATAATCATCGCGCCCAAATTTTTCAATGGTAACGGAAGCGACAATTCAACTTCGGAACAACCGGTTCCAGAAGATGCTACCGGATATGAGGGTAACATGTCTCTGAGCGAACCCTCAATCGTAATTAAAGCAGATCCATCGGCAGAGAATGGATCTACCAAAGTCAAGGAAAAGAACGAAGATAGAGCAATCGATTTTTCGAAAGGTTTAGTCATTCAAAAACAAGGTGCATAAAATTGATTTAAACGAATTAGAATGATATTGTATATTATAAAGAACCATGTCGGTAAATAGTTCCCGTATTATTCAAATCTACAAGTCGCGCAACGTATTACTCGAGCAATTCGAATGGCGGGGATACAATGTCGACGATTACTTGCAATTCAGTGTAAATGAGATCGACGCCATGTTGGCCAATTCTCAATTGGACATGTTATTAACACATGAAAACGGACAGAAAGTATACGTGAAATATCACTTCACGTTGAAGCAGACTACCAAACAAATCAAAAAAGAGGTTTTGGACAACGTCATTGAAGACCTGTATATTATCGACGAAGTGCTTACAAAAAAAGATACTTTAATGGTGATTATTGACGACGAGCCCAATGATACAATTCTCACTCGTATGCGCTATTTATACGAACACGATGGTATTTTCGTAGTGATTCACAATATTCATCGCCTCCAGTCCAATATATTGAATCATGTTTTAGTCCCATATATGGAGATATTAACTCCATCGGACGAAGAGACATTTATGAAAAAATATCAAATAAAGACAAAGTCTCAGATTCCAGAGATATCCCGGTTTGACCCTCAGGCGCTCGTGATGGGAATCCGACCGGGTGAAATCTGCAAAATACAACGCTCGAGCACAACCGCGCTAACAACCGATTATTATCGTGTATGCGTGTAAAGGAAATTATGTTTACAAATACTTATTATAACCAGTATTTGTATAGATAGATGTCGAAATATTCGAATAGCCAATACAATTTTGAATTAGAGTTTAATCCGTATAATTTTTATTCGGCCACAAACAAGCAAGATTTGCCCAAAGAAATGGTTTGCAAAGTTTTAGCAGAAGAGTCGAATGATCTGAATTGCTCAGATGATGCGAATCTACAAAAATGCTACAATTATGAATTATGCAAAAACAAGGATTTGGTCAACAATATGTATTTGCGCAGGAATGACCACTATGCCGCCGAAGAAAGTTACACTAATATGTTAACCAAATATAATTTCTCGGTTTTGAAATCAGTTAATTTAGCGGCGGGTATTGTAGGATCACTAGTTTTTATTTATTATCACAAATAACTGTATACAACACTATAAAATATCATGGGCGATAAATTTGTAACATCCGATGAAACTGCGAACTTAACAGACCCCAAAAATGTGTTTCGCATGCAGAATGAAATATCCGATAACTTAAACAAATTTCAAATACGATATGGTCGATATTTGCGATGTCAGAACCAACAAACCGCAAATAATGTGGTTGACCCACCCTGTAACTTGAACACGATAGACAGCTTTAGTGAACTTAAAAATGCATACGATGCATTATATAAATCCATGGAGTCCGCAGAAACTGTATACGAAGACCAATCCAAAAAAGACGGAGTCACCAACGATGCCTATGATGAAAACAAAGATACATTAGACAAAACCTATAAAAATGTGGCCGATATGCAAGAAAATCTAGATGCGAAGTTAAAATATATCCAAGAACAACTCAAACACAACGGACAAAACAGCTCGTATAGAATGTTTGAAAGTAGACAACTAATCAATACACTGTTGATTATTCTTGTATTTAGTATATTATATTACGCTATATTTGAGTTATGAGTGCGACCNGTTTAGTAATAAATATCCATGTAATATAAATATAGATATCACATGGAACAAAATAAGTTATATACATACGATAGATTATCCGCCTTTGTAGACAACTACAAGACGTTTGTTGATGATACGACTGCCGGGGCAAATGCTCCCGCCGGCGAGCAATACAAATATTTTCATTTTCAATATTCACCCGACGCAATCAATAGCACATCGATTGGTCGATTCGGGGCATCCTTATTTGGAAATGCGTGGAAACCAATGAACGGTTTAAATGGTATGGACGCGTGGAAAATGAATTTAGGTAAACAAATGATTCCGCTTATACAAAATCACAATACGCAGATAATCAATACTAAAACTAGTAATGGGATGCGATATAAAATAAAACAATTCGCAAACCTATTATCGATTACGGATATTCTTACATTAAATATGGATACGTTTGACGTGTTGGCCAAGATAGCCTATACGGAGGATGAATCTTTGCCCAACATGGTTTCATCTACACAATGCCCATCTGGTTATGCGAATTATGATGGCGAAGACATATCGTCTCAAGCAACTTGCATCACGCCATTCGCAAATTTACGTAACTCCATCGCCGAGGGGTTTACGAATCCAACCGATGCGTTTAACAGTGTTCTTACTACGTTTATGGCTTCAACTGAAAATCCGACAGATATCATTTCCGTCGAATGGACGGGTTATTTCATAAATGACGACGGTGGATATAATTTCCAGTTTAGCGCAGGCNCCGCATGCAAGTATTTTGTATGGATTGGGAATAAATCNGTGTGTGAATTTGTATCAAACAATGCAGATATAACTGACCAAAATTCGGCCGCTTATAAATTCATTGTAACGAACAATACACCCGTTTCCATTCGCATACAATGTATATTTTTAAAAAATACTACACCCGTATTTACGTCAACCATTACACGCATAATAGAAACTACATCCTCTGAAAATATAGCGAATAGCTTGTGCTATAGTCCATTAAATCCGTTCATATTATACGCAGCGTTTGTGTCTAGAAACCAACAAGATTTTTTGAATAATGCATTCGAGTGTTTTTCAAATGCGACATATGACGCCGGTGATCTTGTTGCGAATAATAATGAAGATGTATCTGAATTTTACAAACAATTCAGGCAAAACCTATATGATGTATTGAATTTGAAATATGATTATAACGAATCAAATCGCCTATCTTATGGAACCATACCAGCGATAAAGACACAGTATACTATTCGAAATAAAACAAACGAGCTTCCATTCGCATTCGCCATTTATAGACTAGAAGCAGACCCCCGCATGGGTAGCACATATCAAATACAGACAACACCAAATGCGAATTCAATGTATCCGGCGCACAAGTTTAGCGAAGATTTAACCGTTGGAACTCTGAAATACGCAAGCAGCTTTTCGGAAAAGCCTGGGTATTATCCAAATAATTCACAATTGTTGAGCCAACAAGCATCAAGCCAAATTACAGATAATACCGCGCTCGAATGTAAAGAAAAGTGTATAAGTGAGCCAGATTGTAGCAACTATTTTACATTTACATCGAATAGCGCAAACAAATGTATAACGACATATACTACACCCGAATTTAACCGTGTTATTCCGTCAACTGCTCCGCTACAAGTTGACCCAAATTCGTCATCCCTTTTTTTACGTAATTATCAGTTAGATATTCCCGAGACCACAAATTGCGGAACCACACTGAGACCAACCAACGTGTTATCTGTGTCTAATATAAATGATTATTCGAAAAACTTTGAATATTATGCATACAAAGCAAGTGGCGAATTAACCACACCCAGTCAAATTGGTATATGCGGCAGTCCCGCGTATTCTCAACAGGTAGATACCGCAAGGAAAATATTATTCGATCGAACGGATTATACCGACGACGGAAAATGGAAGGAGGGGACTCAATGGAAATCGGCCGAAGGCTTTTCTGAAAAAAATACCGACGCGGTCTTAGATACATCGGATGCTATCCGAACAAACTTATCAAACTCCAACATGTATGCGAATAAAATGGAGTTGGTAGACGAACGGTCGACTGCATTATCGAGTGAATTAATTCCATTATATAAACGCACACGAACAGAGATGGAGGGAAATCCAAAATATGATTACAATGGTAAATCGCTCTTATACTTTCGAAATAAGGCCATCCCGCAGCTGCGGGAAAAACGCATAATAGATAACAATCAGCAATATGTTACCAGCCAACTCATGCTTAGTTTAGGAACATTGACTGCGGCTACATTGGTTGTTTTCGCCATCATGTTAGCGCGTGATTAAGCACCCGAACATTCTTTAAGAATTTATATTTCTAATATATAAGATTAGTAATATAATGTCGAATAAAGGAAATTTTGATTTATCTGGAGTATTTCATGTCCAACAAAATTATTTAACCGACCTATCAAATTCATACCCAGATGTAAATAACGCACCTTTAATAGCAAAATATGTTCTCGACTTGCAAGAAAAAATCAAGGACGTTGATACAAGTTACAAAAACGCAAATTCCTCAGCGGATGCGGTTCTAACACAACAGAATAATATGATCGACATAGTCAGCAAAGAACAGCAGCGTCTAGACGAAAAAAAATTCTTGATTGATCAAGCCGAGATGGGCGAGCAGCGAAAAGTATTATTGACGGAATCAAATCAACTTCGAAATGCCGAATATACAAAAATTATACTCTGTGTCGTCGCAGGGCTATTTATTTTCGTAATTTTACGTTTAATTAAAAGTCGGTTTGTCGAAGAACCATCTACACAAAATATCGACACCCTTTTTATCATACTTCACATTATTAATTTTATCGTATGGACAATTGTTATTTTTTACATATATGTAAAGATTCAGTCAAGAAGTCAGATTGATTTTAATCAACTCGAATTACCCCCTCCTGCGCTATCTGGGTTATCCACTCCTGCTATATCAGATTATAATAACTTATTTAGCGACCTGGGCGTATGTGTTCAAAAAAGCTGTTGCGGCCCCGAGACTGAGTGGGAACCCACGACAAAGGAATGCGTCCCAATTGAACCATTTACCGAGTTGAATACATACCCGCAATTTAATACAAGAGCGGTTTTGCAACCGATAGATAAACCAAAACCATATGACCGCAATACGGCCACCTACGATGAAATACGTCAACAGGCTGTCTATACATTTAACCAAGCAAACGAAAAAATTTTGGGAAAGAACAATAGTAAGCTAACCGATATAGCCGATAAATTAAACGATCCCGCGGAATTAGCATCGATGGGTATAGACACTACAGGCACTCGTGTTCAGGATATGTTATCTAATCTTGACCTCCCAGACAGTGCGGTGGATACGGAACCAAAATGCGACAGTTTTACAACCATTGACCATGCTTATGGGCGACCTACTCGAACAAACGCAATGTCCATTGTTCCATATACTCAAACCGATAAATCAGATTTGGGGTTTTCGACCTACCCGTAACCATTTTTAATCACATCGAAATATATAATGTCTGAAAATACACAACGCGAATTATACGAATCAGTAAAACGTCAGAATGAACAAATTGAATTCGAAACAGCCAAGATGCGCGACGAATTCTCGACCGACACCCAACGTGTAAAATATTTAGATACAGATGTCAGTGGTTGGATAGCAATCAATTATGTATTGTGGCTAATATATTACGCTGTATTCTTTGTAGTAGCCTATGTCGTATACGAAGACGTCAAACACGGCTACGACAACAAAAGAAAAGTCTACATTGGACTCGCATTTTTATTATTCCCATTTTTAATCACAACCATTGAGCTGTTTTTTTATAAGTTCCTCCTTTTTATATGGAGTTTAATCGCCGCTAGACCCTATCCCAAGGGGCGCAATGATACGCCATCCTTTTCATTCATGGACGCACTCCCTCCTGTATACTATTAATCGCCCATTGCTGTTTCTTTGTTTTAGCAGACTTGATCTTCTGCTTCAAACACTCAATCTTACCCATGTCGATTACGAGCTGTAATTTCGCATCAATCGAATCGATGCAACGTTTACATACGACAAACGTTGTATCGAACTTATCCGGAAATATCATGCAGCATGTATCTTTAGTGCAAACGCAGTCACCACACTTGTTGCAGCATTTATTCCACAGTTCGTTATCACATCGGCTGCATATATCGTCTTCTCCGTATAACGATATATACCGTTCGATCGAACGAGCCCTCACTGGTCGTAGTAGTGTATCCATTATGGATTTTAATGATTTACGTAATTGAATGTGAAAAAAGCCTATCAATTTTATTGTAGGGATTGTAAATCTATGCACAGAAAACTACCTTGGCTCAATTCGATTATTTTGTGTCGAGTGTATATACACAACCTGCGTATGGTTTTGAGTATGCATATAATTGTTCTATGCATGGCTATCGTGCAAGTAAATCTCATAATACGGACAATCGTAGGCAGAGACTGATGGGTGGGGTCCCACAAAAATTGTTATATCGTTAAAACCATATAATAATATAGCAACATATACTATAAATTCCTAGGATGCTTTCTAAAATCGTCTTACTTAGTGTTTTTGCTCTGGCCACCTCCGCTCATTTGGGTGAACGTTTCGCCGAATGGATCGACCGATTTCGAATTGAAATTCACGATGCTAATCATCGCGAGCACCTTTTCACAAATTGGGCATCTAACGACAAGTATATTGAGCAGTCAAATGCTAAAAATTTGACCTATGTTTTAGGCCATAATCACTTTTCCGGAATGGACGGCGAAGAGTTTAGCCAATATTTAAAATACAGTGCGGGTGATTTTGTCGGTAAATTCGACGTCGAATCCAAGATAAGGGAGGTGAAATGTCTTACTGATTGTGTGAAGGATTACGATACCCATCACAAGCTCGACACCATCGATTGTGTGAAGAGTTGCATTGATTCCAAGTCACTTGGCTTGCAATCCATTCCCACTTCTGTAAATTGGGTTGAAAAGGGTGCTGTAACCCCCGTGAAAGACCAAGGTCAATGTGGGTCCTGCTGGAGTTTCTCTACCACGGGTGCACTTGAAGGCGCATATTATATTTCCCATGGAAATCTGAAGTCCTTTTCTGAGCAACAACTTGTGGACTGTGATAATCGCAAGAATGGTGGTAAGGATATGGGATGCAATGGCGGTCTCATGGATAACGCATTCTCCTGGATTGAGAAGAACGGTGGACTTTGCACGGAATCCGAGTATCCTTACACGTCAGGAACTACGAAAACTGCCGGCACATGTGCGACCAGTTGCGATGTAGTGAGCGGAAGTGTAGTAAAGTCTTTTGTTGATGTAGCAGCTAGTTCCGACACCGCGATGATGTCGGCGCTTGCTCAACAGCCTGTATCTATCGCAATCGAAGCCGACCAAAAGGATTTTCAATTATACAAATCTGGTGTATTTACGGGTGCTTGTGGAACCAATCTAGATCATGGTGTATTGGCGGTCGGATATGGTTCTCTCGGCGGTTCAGATTATTATTTGGTGAAGAACTCGTGGGGCGAGTCATGGGGACAGGGCGGATATATCATGCTTGGTCGCGGTCAGCAATACAACAGTGGCTCCGGTCAATGTGGATTGTTGATGCAGGCCAGTTACCCTGTCGTCTAATCGTATAATTTACACTATTGAAGATTTGTCGATACTATAGCCGCAGCTGGTGCGAGTAACTCCAATTGTGGGAGTGAAATTAGAGTTCGATTCTCTTTTTCGGCACACTAAAAATTTATACATGAATGTATAGAACACGTTCATGTATAACATTATTGATAGCAATTTTGTCCTATACATTTTATGACCTTTACACCCGTTTACTAACAAAAGATACAGTTTACATGCATTCTTATATTATTTTTGCGGCAATTATAGCACTATTGGTAACAAATCATTACTTGGATAAATCGCAATCTTACAAATAAAAATATTTCTACATACATATTTTTATTTGCTAGTTTTCTGAACTAGATTTCATTCAATTCTATCTCATCCCCTAGGTCTTCTTCCTCGTTAACACCCTGGAAATCGGTTTCCTCGTCGTGGAACTTCAACTTCACATTCGACCACACGCCACTAATATTCTTACCATATTGCCTATCCATGAATTCATGTAGATTCTTAGGACTGGGATTTTTGGTTCCATAGTTGATACTATACCACATTCGGAATTCTTCGGACAACTGCGATTTGCGAATAGTCGAACCTGGCGACTTTGCGATCTTATCACGCACAAACTCGGCGAGATAGTCTTGACGCTCCTTGTAAGCATTGCTTGCAGACATTACAATATCACAGTCCTTGATTCGACCTTGGTTCTCGTAGGCTCGCTCGACCAACATGGCGAGGAATGTCTCACGCCATACTGGGAACTTGTCCTTCAGCGAACAGTCCAGCTTAAACTGATACGGCTTGTCTGGATCGCCCTTTACCGGCTTCTCGGTGAATAGTGACTCAAACGGAGTTACGCGAAATCTGCGCCACGTGCCGTGATCTTGCGTTCTCACCGACATAAACTGGTTACAGCATACTACCAAACTAAATTGCGGGATAAATGTAACTGGCGCGATCATATACGGCGCGCGAGCAGTAATCGGTTCTACACCGCTGACCAATTCCTTCATGGGGCCTTCATGCACTACATCTGTGCTCTCAGGCTCTTGCATCACCACGTAACGCGCACCTTTCATGGCCACGATTTCCGGCGCCAGACCACCGATTTTACCGCGTCCTTGAGTGATGATCGAAATCGGCGCGGCTACCTTATAGGAACCCAGAGTTTGACTCATTAGGTCGGTCAAGACCGATTTTCCGTTTTGACCAACACCAATGTAGTTGTGAAAAGTCTGATTTAATGAAGGCATTCCAATTAAGACAGCGGACAAATGATTCCACATATATTCGCGCAATTCCGAGTTCACAAAGAGCTTCGCCATAAAATCGTTCAGTTCGGGTATAACCACCTTGTGCTTCGAAGAAGTTATGGGAGTGTAAGTGATCTCCGTGCATTTGGTAAGATAATCCTCAGGAAGACCCTTACGAAATACCTTTTCTTTGAAATCCACGACACCGTTTCGACAACACAGCAAATGAGGATTGCTATCCAATCGGTCATAGAATTCAGAATCGTAGAACAGATCCCTTGCCTCTTGCATAATATTCTTCTTGTCGCTGGTCTGACCCAATCGTTGCATGATTTTTACGACCGTTTCAATGCGCGCCTTCACCATTTTGTAACGTTCATCTTCGGTATCGATAGTCACAAGATAATTCTGTAATTCCGTCGTGCGAAAATCATACAATTCGCGAAGTTCGTTAGAGATCGCACGACGCAAATATGTTCCAGAATCAACCTGCTTCCATCGATGCTGTTTAAACTGAAACCATGTTCCGTTTTTTACATCGGAACAGATGTATTCGTCCTTGTACATCTGATGTAACACGACTGCGATATCATAATCACCGCATCCGCGCGCATAACTAGATGGGTTGGCCAACGAGTTTGCCGTAATCGTGTTAATAGTCATATCCAGGTAATGCCCAATCGTATTTTTTCGAACCGATTCGGCACCAGTTGGGTTGGCCTGCATTGCCCAATATATAATAGAGCGATTGGTTACCCCCCCGCTACCTTTTTTGTCCATGCTCGTCCATCTCTCACACAAATCGGAAATGTCTTCTTTGCGAAAAGTAGACGATTTTGCACTGAACGCAATCCACACAATTAGAAGGCGGTTCGACGTGTTTTTCAACGCCCATCCAACCCGCATCCAATTCGAATACGAACCGTTTCCGTAATACATTTCCGGCAAAATGGAGGTATACTCATATATCTCGCGCAAGACGTAATCCTTTAAAGATGGAATAATGTCTAAGAATCGATTCAAATAAGTTTCGATATCTTCGGTGGTCTTGAGTAATTGCGATAAAACATGAGCACCTGAACCGCCTTCCATAATGCTCGCGATATATAGGTCATCGGTCACGTCTGGAACCGGCGTTTTTCTCCGTGCAGTAGCCACCTCATTCCCAGTTCGAACTGTATCTAATTCATTCAGAAACGACTGCTTATAGAAACACTGCTCATGTTTCGGATATCGAACGGATAATTTCTTGAAACCGTCTTCCGTCAAATAGTCAGCCACATTTCCTCTACTGTTTATCAACTCTCCGTCGTCCGGGTCAAAAGTAATTTTGTAAACGTTGGTAAGTTTATAGGCCTTGTGATTCGGTTTGCACGACCCATACAACTGCCAGTTCGTGTATCCAATCGAAATCCCTTCGTCAAATACATCGTCCCAACCATTTTTTAACGGAAAATCTCCCCAACATTCCGCTACCTTGTCCTTTACACGTTTACGCAATAAACACTGTGCGGCATGCTCCATTTGAATACCAATAATCATATGAAGACCGTCCTTAGTAATATCTTTTTCGGGAACTCGATTGATTTCGTCCTTTTCAAACATGAACACTGGAAATGCAGTGTTTTCGTCAAACTGATACATGTTCGACAATTCGGCTAAATAGACGTCGACCAAGTCGTCCAGATGTTCTTGTGTATACACACGTTCTTCTAGATCAAGCGCAAAATGTAGATCGAGATCAACTGCGATTGGGGAACAATCTGTCATCAATTGCTTCTCCGTCAAATATTCTGGTCGTTTCTTCGATACGATATCGCGATAATATAGCTTCATGAACACATCGTATTCATGGTCGGGTATATAAAACGCACCACCGTGTATACCCGACTTGTCGTCGCCAATTCGGGTATGTGTCGGGCCACTTATTCCCTCAGCACCCTTTGTATATTTATGTGCTTTGAGAAAATCGGACAGACTTTTATATGTCTGAACCGATGTAGACGCGACATTTACTACGGTATTCGCCATAGTATCCAACGCATCCGTTGTAGTATCCATTATGATATATGATACTCTTACATTTATTTCATTTGCGGAAATCAATTTTGTGATTTACATGCATTCTAAAACTATATAATACAATATTTTTATTTAGATTGTTTTACGAATTATGTATAAATTTTGCGCATAACTTCGCATAGATAAAATTGAATGAAACTACATAAAAGTTATCTACGTAAACCATATATTCACGCTTACGATGAAGTTCTGTATCAAATGCGACAACATGTATTACATCGGCATTAACGAAAAAAACGGCACTCAATTATCTCATTATTGTCGCAATTGCGGTCACGTGGACGAGACCCCATTCGACAATTCATGTCTATTGAATATTCAGGTAAAAAAGGGTGAGCAGAAATACAATCATATTATCAACGAATATACCAAGATGGATCCCACTTTACCGCGAGTCCATCACATTAACTGCCCAAATACAACATGTAAAACAAATACCGAGCCCGCAAAGCACAAACGCGAGGTTCTATATATACGATATGACGAAGACAATCTGAAATACCTTTACATGTGTTCCACATGTGATACTGTGTGGCGAACAGATGATACATCGAATTAGATTATTATGTAGGATGCATATTGAGTCGATTTAGTGATTTTTATTCTACACCCGTGCCTGCGATAAAATTGATTTGGTAGTGTAAACCATTTAGAAATATACACCGAATATATATTCAATTGAAAAACGATGTCCGATACAGATAGCGATGACGAATACGTTCCTCCACCACCGCCGCCCGTAGGATCAAAAAAAGCACGTGACGATAGCGACAGCGACGATGATTATGTTCCGCCACCGCCACCGGCCGAATCGAAGAATGACGACGATACATCCATTGGAACTGTAGACGATAATGACGATGACGATGACGACGACGACAATGATAGTTTAGCAGACAGTGAATCGGATTTCCATAATATATCTCAAGCCGCGCCCACAAAAGGCTTGGGGGAAAGTATGCAATATATGAATGAAGCGGTTGATAATCTATCTGATGATGACGATGACGATGGTGACGAAAATTATCTACAAAAATTCGACGAAGATTTAAAAACAAACACCATATCCGCATTTCATCCAGAACTATTACATCATAACAACGAGGAGGTGGACGCTCTTTCCAGAGTTGTTCGCAACGAACAGGGGATGATAAGCGATCCTCTTCACCAAACCTTTCCGTTTATTACCAAATATGAGCGTGCACGCATATTGGGAGAGCGAGCAAAGCAACTTAATATGGGCGCAAAACCATTGGTAGAAGTCGGTCCCGATGTGATCGACGGATATTTGATAGCACTCGCCGAATACGAGCAAAAGCGCATTCCGTTTATCATCAAGCGCCCTTTACCCAACGGGGGGTGCGAATATTGGAAATTTAAAGACCTCGAAACAATCTAGACTTGCACAACTGTTCCTCCGAATTTTATGTATTTTTGTTACATAAAATTGATAGGCCTTTTTGAGATACTGTGGATAGCATCAACAAAACAGTTACAATGTCTTCATCCATCAATACTCAGTCCGTCCGCGTGTTCATTCCCTTTATTCAGGCGGGAGTAACCACTGCGTTTATCACCCAACTATTCGCCGATAAGTTGCTCGGAAAAGTGGTCGCAATAAGTTTACATGATAAAAAAATTGCACTCAAAACAGGTCTGAAATCCGCCAACCATTCGTATGCTTTCATCACATTTGTTCCATCGAATACCAGCGTTGGAATCAATCTTCGCCGCAATCTTGAATACAATCACACCACCCATGTGATGTATGTTCTCGATGGTTTTACCTACGGTTTCGATGTGAAACCCCATTTGACCATCGAAGACCGCCTTGAACGCGGTTTTCATATCATCCCGTCAAAATCTATTCCGGAATACAACCCGACTTCTGTTCCAGAAGTAATAGTCTCCGCTGAACCAACTCCCGCCGTCGACGTGGAAGTGGAATCCGAACCCGAGTGGATGAATTACGAGTTCACAGAGAGTTTTAATTTCCATCACGTTCCTTCAGCGGAAGCACCATTCGAAAAGATTTGCAAAGAGCTCATGCGTATTCCAAGCTACTTTGACCAGGCCTCCGAGCGCAAATCTTTGCTAACTGATTATCTTGCTACAGAGCGGGAAATTGCCGTTAAGCAAGAAAAATACCAGGAATGGTGCATGTGGACATCGCACTCATTCGCATAAAATCGCACTAACAAAATAAAAAAAACGCCTACATCCAAACTACAAAAAAAAGGTCTAAGCCCTTTTTTTGTGTAGCAAAATAAATCCGCATACTATATAATTCGTTTACACATGTCGTCTACCCATTTATTTAATATCGAAACGATGAAATTAAAATTCCAAGAAATTATACAAACACAATATGAAATCTTGGAAAGGAGGTCTGTCTTAACACATAAACTATCTGAACTCAAACTGTTGTATGGCGACCTGGTAAAAAATAACACGAAAAAGATTTTTTTGTTTTGTCTAGACTCGTTCTATTTCCAATACAAATCATTGGTCTTGGAAATGGACAACATCAATCGATATATATCCATGGTTAGTAATCGCACGTATGGGGACTACTACAAATTGTATCATATTATTATTACACAAACCAACAATGCAAATATTAATATCGATTTGCTAACTCGCGATTTTCAGAATTATACACCTTACAAGGATTTAGAACCATTTCACGAATACAAAATTACGGATATCATTCGATTGCACAATGATATATTGCGCATAATTAATCATCTGTATGCTCATTACCTATCAAAAGAACGAGATATCTTGGATTATTCTACCAAGGTTAGTGCTGGTATATCCGTTGGAAATTTTATGCAAACCCTGTGTTACGAAAACACTCTTTTCCGCGAACAAATTTTGTTGTATGTAAATTATATTTCGTTTTTTCATACGGCGCAACATGGTCGTTTGTTAAAATTATATCAGCGCATATCCGTCTTTTATCGGGAGATTGAAGAAGATGTTTTAAACAATGGCTCGGCGAATCTTACATCGCATAACAATAATGATAACATGATGGCTCTGCAAGAATATATGACGTCTAATTCAATTAAACGAAGAGAATTCATCGAAAATACAATCAACATCATTTCAAATGAATCACAATCCAAACCATCCGACACCGAAGTTCTCATCGAAAAACTAGAATCGGTAACACAAGATGTTGTTCCAGTTATCCAACAATCAATACCGAAAGAAAATATTAAATTAGTTTTGGTCAATCCGACAGAGGAATCCGTGAAGGAACCCGTCCAGGAACCCGTGAAGGAACGCGTTCAGGAATCCGTCCAAGAACCGGTAAAGGAACTCGTCCAAGAACCGGTAAAGGAACTCGTCCAAGAATCTGTAAAGGAACTCGTCTAATAAATCTCGATTTAGGTATTTTTATCTGATTATTATGTATTATGGAAACACCCACGTCAACTACATACACTCTTTCTGGAGATAAGGATTTGAAAGATAAGAAACCTCGCGTTGAATGGTCTCCCGAAAATGAAAAAATATTGGTTGAATGGTGCGACATAGCTCAATGTTACAAGTGGTTAAACACCAGAACCCACAACAAATATTCTCGCCTTCATGCATGGTTTACAATTCCCGCGATTATTTTATCCACTATCAGCGGCACTGCATCGTTTGCACAAGAAAGCATTCCCGTTTCGATGCGTTCTTGGGCTACCATGTCGGTTGGAACAATCAACATCGCAGTGGGCATCCTCGCAACGATCCAACAATATTTGAAAATATCAGAATTGAACGAGGCACATCGCGTATCCTCTATCGCATGGGATAAATATGCGCGTAATATTCGCATCGAATTATCAAAATCACCGTCTGAGCGTCCTGATGCCGCATTATTTATTAAGCATAATCGCGACGAATTCGACCGTCTAATGGAAACAAGTCCTTCTATTCCGGAACAAATCATTTCTGATTTCATGAGTACATTCGCAAACAGCAAAGACCCAATTAAGAAAAAACAATATGCTATATTGAAAAAACCAGATATCTGCGATATCATTGTGTCTGCGGAAGAGAATAGACATCACTGGTATAAAGAACTCGAATTACCGAATATCGTATCAGAGCCAACGGAACTCGAGGAACGTGTAGAACAGGATATCTTAAAACGTGAGGAAGAACTTCGTAAAAAGGAACAGGATATGTGTGAAATTCAACGGAAACTGGAATTAGCTGATAATGAACGTAAATTGGAGATGGAAAAACGGGAACGGGATAAACAGGTCGCAACAAAGGCAATTGATGAATATGTAAAATTATTTGAAACTGCCCATGGTCGTCGACCGATTCAGGATGAAATTACGGAGGAATTCAAACGTAAATTGGACGATAGGTATGTTACACAATATATCGCAGGCTACATCCTCAATCAATTATAAATATGCGTTTCAAACAGTCTAATATACAGACCGTTTGAAAAATGTAAACTACATAAAAAACATACCGTATACGAGCAAAATTATTAATATCACACCCCACGTTTTCACTGAAAACGAAATGAATGTATTCATTTTGGGGGAAATATCGCCTTCGTCCGTATTCGACGCCGTAATAAACTTGCTAACTAATAATATGCATATTATAGCTGCGATTCCAGGGAAAAACACATTGGTTGCGAGCGACGTTTTGAACGATGAGATTCCATTGCTTACTGTTGCGCTATTCATTTGTCGTATACTATAACGAAGTAAATTGTATGCTCGATTTTATACCCCAGAAAGATTGTCTACTATCTCCAATGTTTGTATGAAAATAGATACTACTAAATTCTTTGTCTAGAACTGCCTTCATTTGGTTTGAATGTTCTTTTACACCTAACATCTCATCTTGGACTGAGTCGTCTTCTTTTTCCTCATCCTCATCTTCTTCTTCCTCGTCTTCTTCTTCCTCGTCTTCTTCCGATGGTTCTGATTTATCTTCAGAATCAGGTTTGCCGTCCAAGCCATCTGATTTATCAGATGATAACAACCGATTCTTTACATATTCAACGCTTGACGGAATAATTGAACTCAGTCTAAACCCATCGCCAGATGATGTAGATTGGCGTGTATTTTGCAAAATATAAATGGGATTGATACAAAACACGACATTTCGCTTGATTTTCTCCATATTACTATCGTCGGACTTCAATGGACGTGTGGAAAACACATATACGCTCCCAAAATAAGGATCATTCGTTCGATCATCAAGAATGGATATTGTATCAGTTGTATCATCGGCATTGTAGGTATTTATGTACACGCCATCCGTATACTCACATGAGTATAATAAAAATGGAATTGTGATTCGTTTCCCCCATTTATTTTTTATAGTCATTACCTCGGGTCTTTGATAAAATATACTATATACGCTCGAATCTATCATTATCGAATTTCGCATATGTTTATTTACGATTTCGTCGATAATACACATTTGGTATCTGCTACTCGGCGTAGTATCCAAGCTAAATTCGGTTAAATCGAAAAATGCATATAATATATTTTCGTCCTTACTGCTTTTTACGTATCCCCTATACATCTTCTTTACGCTCTCGTCGCCAGAAGGGGAGGCGTATTGAAAAATAAACTTGCTACATTCGTTTTGAAAGTATACATGTTTTGGTGACTCCTCTACGTCTTCTTCCACTTGAATATTGGTAGCACATTTAAACTGCATCGAAGGAAATTTCAACGTCCCACCTTCTTTGTCCAAGACATATTGCAGATAAGGTAGTGTATAGGTGTGTATCATTTTGTATCCACACATATACACCGTATATTCGCGCAATATATCTGGTTCGTCGTCGCACAAATCGAATGTATAATTCAAATTTGATTGATTTGTTTCTAAAAAATGATATGTGTTGTTTTCATCGTCTTTATCTTCTTCATCTTCTTCATCGAGTTTCTCTAAATCGGATTCTTGGTTGTCTTGTGAATCGTTGCTATCGCTGTCGTTATCTTCGTCTACACTATCTTTCATGCGGATCGAACCTATTTTATTTCGAAAGAATTGATCTGTAATTTGTTGCGACAAATATTGAGATCGAATAAACTGTTCAGACATGGATGTATAGTGTATATCCAGCTTTTATCATGCATGTTTTTCACTCACATTGGATTGAATATAAAACATTCTCGAAAATGGTTTAAAGTCGTGCAGCATTATAATATATCAAAACAGTTCTTAGCAACTTTTTTATACTCGAGTCTCACAATGGATACCGACGAAGTCTCAAGACATAGCATGGATGATTATGGCGATGAACCACCACATATGTGGGAGGACCCTATATCAGATATTGATTCCCTTTCTTCTACAAGTGCGGTGAAAAAGAATCCGTTTGTCGATACAAAAACAACGGACAAGGGATATTTCTGCATCAAACAGAGGTTTCATAACAGAAAGTTTTACATTGAAGGATATAGTTCATCGCGCCTTCCTGGTTTCCCTGTCCGAAATGCAGTAACTGGGTGTTACGAGACCGATTATATGGGTAGACCAACTGCATGTATCGGTTCACCCGACGAAGACCGTTTTTTTAAGGTAGTCCTAGCAATCGATGGGATTGGACAAGATACTCGCACCTTGTTTTACGACAGCGTTGGTCAATATGAGCGTCATTTTAAAACAAGTGTATCGCAATCAAGCCTTGATAAATGGAATGCGAAGTTGGCGAAAAGTAATGCCCACATTACCGCCGCCGAACAAGAATGTTCTGCCTAATAATGTATGCTCGTTGAATATTCATATTTGTGTTTTCAAATATGAATATATTGCACTCCCTATTCAATGTTTACATGAATATTTTTTTTCAATTGTTCCGTGTTAACTATTTTATGAGTTATCAATAATTTATACAATCGTTTCAATCCATCCTTATTTTTACGCAATATCAATAGCGCACATTTAAGTGCATAATTCACAAGATCCTTAACTTCCACGTCGATCTTTCCCTTTGTTTCCTCGCTCGTTTTGGATGCACCATATGACGCGTCGGCATCATATAAACCAATGTCGCTTCCTAAACCAAATACACTTACGTAGTTGCGCGCCAAAGAGTTTGCTTGTTTTAAATCATTTGATGCGCCCGCTGTTACATCCAAATCCGTCTCTCCTTCAAATATTAGGTTATCGTCGTATGTATCCATACGTTTCGCCTGGCGATTGGTATATAAAATGATTTCTGCCGCTCGACCCCCAAGCGCGACTATCATATTTGCGAGCATATATCGTTTTGACGGTAAAGACACATATTGTTCTTTCGGAGTAAATAGTGTGTATCCACCCGCCCCTGCATTGTTCGCATTTATAGTCACACGTCGCACGTCAAAAATATCTTGGAAAAACATCGCAGTAATCGCATGCCCCCCTTCGTGATATGCAACCAATTTTAGACTTTCCTTATCTCGATTCTCCTTTATCTTAGGTAGACCAATCGTTACCTTTTCAAATGCATCCATAAAACATTTATCGTTTATGAGTGTTGAATTGTATCGAACTGATAGAATGGCCGATTCATTTACCAGGTTCGCTAATTCTGCACCGGTAAATCCGCTCGTCAAATCGTATAACATATCAAAATTCACTTCGGCACATACATTCTTATTTTTCAAATGAACCGCCAAAATTTGCTTTCGACCATCTCTATCTGGTACTCCAACGGTGATTTTTCGGTCAAATCTACCGGGTCGAGTCAATGCTCTATCCAATATATCCGATCTATTTGTAGCAGCCATTACGATGATCCCATCGCTCGTTTCAAACCCATCCATATTGGTTAATAACTGATTCAATGTTTGGTCTCGCTCGCTATTGCCGCCAAATCCCGCGCGCTGTTGCCCTATTGCGTCTATCTCATCAATAAATATGATACATGGCTTTTTACTTTTCGCGACTTCAAACAAGCTGCGAACGCGGGAAGCGCCGACGCCGACATATATTTCGACAAAATCAGACCCACTTGCTGGTATAAACGACACCCCAGCCTCACCTGCAGTCGCCTTGGCCAAAAGTGTTTTTCCCGTTCCAGGTGGGCCCTCTAACAAAACGCCCGCGGGCACCTTTGCACCTGCGTGTTTATACCGCAATGGATGCTTTAAAAAATCCACTATTTCAGTCAGTTCATATTTTGCCTCGTCGCAACCGGCCACGTCGTCAAATGTCGTATGTGGTTTGTAGTCATTATCCGCCACCGCCGTATGTTTTACACTTTGCTCGTTGCTATTCTCAAATAAACTGGGCGTTTGATATAGTGATCGAAACCACCTCACTATTCTCACAAGGATAAGTATATAATATGCATATAACACAATTCGTAGGATAGTCGGAAAATTAGACCCCGAACCTATTTGAATAGTTGATATTTCCAAGGGGAGCCCATTGTATTGAAATAGGTCAATCATCATCTCAGTTAAATGGGGGGTAGTTTTCATTATGTGCAACTGCAATGGCCCAATATCATCGACGTGAGATTTATCTATAATTGCGATTTCATCCATATTTGTATACACCGTCGCGCATGTGATATTGTTATAGTTTATATGCCGATTCACATCTTGGTAATTAAGCGATTCGCCATAATAAAATGGGTTCGGATACATGGTCATCAGGTCGGTTGTGATTTTGTTGCATTGAATAGGCACTACTGGCTGGGATGCGAAGAACCAGGCAGATGCGTCATACGTCGCATATCCCAGCATTAACATTAATCGGAATATATTCATATTGTTCAAGATATACACATATACCTAGATTATTCTTATATTGATTTATACGTTTGGACATTTAAGTTCACATTTAGACATTTGAAGATGTAAATCCGAACGCCACTTGCGTGCTATTTATATCCTTCAAAGGAAACATTTCCGATAAATGAATTACACATTTTCTCATTTAAAACGCCGATAAATTTTTTGGTAAAAATTAGTTTTTAACGTATATATATGTTAGAAATAAATTATACTTGTTCGCTGGGTTCGTTGTGTCATAGTAGTCAAACTTTAAAAAGAAATAATTTGAAATTATGTTCTTACCCTTTTGATTGGATTTTTTCAAATTGTGATAATATTATGCATTGTATAGAAGACGATTTTAATATTTTTTTAGATAAATCGTATTATATTGATATATCACCAAAATGCGGACATTCAAAATATCATAGTCGTATGTTTAATCATCACAATCCGCTAACAAATATAGACCATTATAATTATTATGTAAGATGTGTTGATAGATTTAAAACTTTACTTCAAAAACAAGAACATAAGTTATTTATTATGTTATTTGTTAATATGAATAATGTTGATGAAAATATAAAAAATAAAACGATTGAATTTAATAATAAATTTTCAAAATATACATCTAA